GACGGGGAGGACGTTGAAGACTCGTCCGAGCCCTTCCATGCTCTGCTCCTTTCCCGGAGGGGTTGATTGCTCCGGGGTCAGCCCCGGCCGGGGGGTGAATGCCGGCCGGGGCGCTACGTCGCCGGCTAGGCGCGGGCGGCGATCTTCACGAACGGCGACAGGGTCGCGCCGTTGTTCTTGGGGGTGATGGCGCTGGACAACCAGGGGCGGCCGTCGACGCGCTCGATGATCCGGTAGGCGGTCATGTCGTTGCCGAACTTGTAGTGCTCGCTCGACTGGGCGCTCATCACCTGGCGGTCGCCGATCAGATAGAACCCGAAGTCGATCAGGTTGAGGTCGCCAGCGTCGCCGATGACCGGGGCCTTCTCCGTGAAGATCACGGGCCTGCCCAAAATGGTCATCGGGGGGCCTTCGACCCCGTTGGACAGCCACACCGGGCCGCCACCAGTCCCCACCGTCAGCGCCATGGTGGCCAGCTCGGGGAAGGTGTCGATCGAGGCGACCCACACGGCCCGGCTGAGGGACTGGGGCAGCATCCGGGCGTACATCTTGATGACGTTCTCCCAGACGATGGTGTCGGCGGCCTGGCCGGTCTCCTTGGTCACGCTGATGGCAGCGGTGCCGTTGAGCACCCCGAGCGGCTCGCCGACGCCGGACCCGTTGAGGAAGGCGTCGTCCTCATAGAAGCCGAGCGCCTCGGGGAAGATCTGGTCGATGAGCGCCTGGAACGAGACGAGGCTGTCGGAGATCAGCTCGTTCGGGGCCTCGGTGTAGGCCGTCAACTTCTTGGCGTCGAGCACCACGCGGCCGAACGAGGCTTGCGACGCGGTGAGCGCGGCGCCCTCCTCGGTCCAGTAGCCGACGATCCCGCCGTACACGCTGGACACGTTGCTGGTGGAGTCGATGGCGGGGATGGGCACGCGGAGGGTCTCCATGGGGATGACCCGGGCGCGGGGACGGACGACGCTGGTCTCCAGCGACACCCGGAGCAGCTCGCTCCGGAGGGTCTCAGGCACCAGGAACCCGCCCTCGGACGGCACGGTCGAGCTGAAGGCGTTGCGGACCCGCATCAGCTTGGCCTGGAGCGAGGCGTCCTTCTGCCGGTTGTGCCAGATGCTGGCGAAGTAGTCGCCGGAGCCCTTGAACTCCTTGTCGATGGCGGCGCCCATCGCCTGGGGGTTGAAGAGGCCGGCGCGGGCGTGCGCCCGGTCGACGACCTCGGCGGGGTTGCGGAAGCCGAGGTTGATGGGGGCGACGCCTTCCTCGTCCTTCTGCTCCCGCAGCCAGGCGCCCAGGACACGCTGGGTCTCGTCGCGGACCTGAGCGGCGACGCTCTGGTCGTGGTCGTGGATGGCCTTGGCGTAGCCGCGGACGAAGTTGGCGAAGCCGTCCTTCTGCTTGAACAGCGCCGTCATCTTCTTGGCGTCGGCGAGGACCTCCTCGAATCCCTCCTGGGTGGTCGGGATCGTGATGTCCTCGACCTTCTCGGGGGCGGTCGCGGTCACGGGCAGGCTCCTTCCATGATGGCCTCCGCCAGCTCGGCGAGTGAGACCACGGACTGTGGCGCTTCCGGCGCCGTGGGTGGTGCCGGCGGCGCCGGCGCGTTCGCGTACACGTCTTGGATCGTGGCCGCGAGAACTTGGGGGTCGTAGCCGGCGGTCGGGTCGAAGACCTCGTCGAGCCACTCGGCCAGGCTGGTGAAGACGGCCGGGTCCAGCTCCTCGACAACGGGGCCGTCCACCTCCGCGGGTGAGGCCTCGGTGGTCGCCTGGGCGGCGATGGCCGCCTGGTGCTCCGCGACGGCCCGCTGATACCAGGACGCGGCGGCCTTCTGCGGCTCCTCGCCCTCGTCGTCGTCGCTGTCGGCGGTCTTGTCGGCCAGCCCAGCCTCGACGGCGGCTTCGGCGTTGTACCACTTGCCGTTACCGTTGTCCTCGCGCATCTGGTCGCGCCACTCGGCTTTGGTCAGGCCGGCGCGGGCGGCGTAGATGCCGGCGATCTCGTCCGAGACGCCGTCGAGTAGGTCGGCGGTGGTGCGGTGGTCGGCGGCGTTCCCGATGGTGAAGCCGTGGGCGTCGTGAATCATCATCTGGGTGCCGCGGTTCATCGTGATGGTGTCGCCGGCCTGGGCGATGAAGCTCGCGGCCGAGGCGGCGAGGCCGTCCACGATCACGTCGACCTGGCCGCCGCGGGTGGCGAGCAGGTTGTAGATCGCGGTCCCGTCGAACACGTCACCGCCAGGCGAGTTGATCCGCACGACCAGGTCACGGTCGTCCCGAACGTCGTCGAGCAGCTCGGCCACGTCGGAGGCGGTGATGCCGAACCAGCCGCCGATGGCGTCGTACAGGCGCAGCACAGCCGGGTTGCCGTCGTCCTTGCCGTTCTTGCTGGACAGGAACACCTGGGGAGTCCGGTCAGGAGCCCCGGGCGGGCGGGTCTCGTCGCGGGCCCGGAGCACCGCGAGGACAGGGGTGAGGACCGCCTGGGGAATCAGACGGCGGTTACGTGGCATCGGCGGACTCCTTGCGTGCCGGCGCCGGCGTGGCCGGCTTGGGGGTGGGCGGCCGGGTGTAGTCCATGTCCGGCAAGCCGAGGAACTCCAGGACCTGCGGGGCGTCGAACCCTTCGCTGATGAGCTGCACCGCCATGTCGACAGCGGCGACCCGCTCCGCCAGGTCAGCCTCCCGGTCCTCGGGTGTCGGGTCGTCGTAGTCGAACTCCAGATCCGACGCGCCGAACAGCGGCAGGTAGTCGTGATTCAAGGCGCCTTTGATGCGGTCCAGGCGCTGCTTGAGGACCCAACGGGCAAAAACAACCTCACCAGCAGCCGCATTTGCCCTATTTATATCGTCCACCGCTCCCAACATCGGCTTCGGGAAGCCGTAGGCTTCGCGGATGACTTCTCGGCCGACCTCACGCAGCTCGCCGAACTGGAGGTCACGCATCGAGAATGCCCGGTCGACCCATTTGCCTTGCTCGATGACAGCGACCCGGTGGGCGTTGCGGACGCCCTGGTGCTGCTCGCGCCAGCGCATCGTCATCTCGTCGAACTCGTCGTCGGACAGCCGACGCTCGACCTCGATGATCCCGCCGGGTGAGGCGTCGTTGTAGAAGAAGTTGCGGTTCCACTCCGCCGAATACCTGGTTGCGTCCAGGTCGACGAGCAGGCTCTGCACCGGTCCCATGCCCCGGTAGGGGTCGAGCGGGTTGGGCGAGCGCAAGAAGACCACCTCGTCGCGGCCGAGGGGGACCTGCTCGCCGTTGGGACCCTTGTAGATGTAGCCCGACAGGTACTCGGTCGGGTGGGGAACCGGTTCCATCTTGTCGGGGCGGACCGGCCACAGGGTCAGGGGAAGGTCGCTGCGCTTGTCACGGCCAACCACCCACCAGGCTTCGCCGACCAGCTCGATATGCTGGGAGAAGACCTCGACAAACTCCTGTTGCGGCATGAACGGGTTGGGCTGATTCCACACGTCCAGCGCCCAATGCGAGGTGACCTCGACGCGGGAGTCTTCGACGGGGCCGTAGCGGCGGCGCTGGTCGACGTGGCGCCGGTACAGCCGCCAGGACACACCCGAGGTGGCGTTGGCGATGCGGTTGACGATCTGGAAGAGGGTGCCGACACTGCCGTACTGGCGCATCATCTGCTCGGCATCGCTTTGCTGGAGGCTGGCCAGCCCGAACGAGCTGCGCTCGTTGACGTAGCGGACCGGTACCCGGTTCAGCAGCGCACCGACAGGGGACCTCACCGGCGTCGGCCTCCGTCGTCGGCGAGGTACTCCAGCACCAGCAGCGACACACCAGCGGCGGCGAGGCCGGCGGGGACGGCTATCGACCACGCTGCCGCCGTCAGGCACCCGAAGCCAGCCACCGACAGCAGCGCCGTCCTGGCGCGAGGAACCGCTGCGACCACCCTCGCGGCGAGTACGGCGAGGGTGGCCAGCAGCGGCCGGCGGGCGGCGCGTGCCGGTCGGGCGCGCAGCCTCGCCAGCTCGTCGGTGAACGTCTGCATCGTGGTCATCGGGATAGCTCCCTCTGGAGGTCGAAGACGCAGCGCGCAGCCGGCGGATGCTCCGGGTGGTTCACTTCCGAACAGTCGGGACAGCACAGCTCGCCTAACGGCTCACAAGTCGTCGAGTGGTACTCACAACAGATGCCGAGGAGCGGGATCACAGCGACGCCCTCACGAAGCAGTCTTTGGCTTCCAGGAGCTTGCGAAGGCCGGTGGTCAGCTCGGGCCCATCGGGCAGCGCGCCGATCATCCGCTCAGCAAGCAGGTAGCAGGAGCCCGACACGGACCGCTGCGGCTCCGCCAGATGACCGAACTCGAAGAAGCGGGCGATCTGCTGGGTTGCCGGGTGCCGGTCAACCAGATTCATCGACGTCTCGGTCATCGCACCGGTCCCGGGTAGAGGTCGATGTCTTCGTCGTCCAGTTCGCCCAACTCCTCGCGCTCTGCGGCCGACCGAGGCGGGGCGGGCAGCTCCCACCGCTTCACCGGGGCCGGGTCGACGCCGGCGGCGACCATGCGGGCCAACTCCTCCGAGCAGGGGGAGACGCTGTAGATCGCGCCGCCACCGAACCAGCGGGTCCGCATCTCCCCGTCCGGGCCGGGAATGTCGAGGCGGAGCATCGCCTGGCCAAGATGGGTCTCCTCGACGGCTTTGCCGCCAAGGCGGACCCGGCCGAACAGCTCGACAACAGCCCAGAAGTCGAATGGACTCGTGTGATCGGTTTCGCTCATCGCGTCCTCCAACGTGATAGCGTAGGGAGTACAACGTCCCTGCTCAGAAAGGCGGAACGGTGGCGAAGTGCCAGCCCGGATGCACCTGCAACCGGCACGTCAGCCAGCCTCGATCGGCCGAGACGCGAGCGAAGATCAGCGCGGCGAAGATGGGGCACGAGGTCACGGCCGAAGCACGAGCGAAGATCAGCGCGGCGTTCCGTGGCTGGCGCTGGCGGCCTGAGACCATCGAGCGGCGCCGACGGTCGAACACCCGCCACGGGCAAAGCGGCCGACACCGGACCGCCGAGTATCGAGCCTGGGGCAGCATGCGTCAGCGGTGCCTGAACCCGGACAGCCAACGCTTTCCCAGCTATGGCGGCCGAGGCATCACGGTCTGCGAGCGATGGGCCAGCTTCGAGGCGTTCCTGGCCGACATGGGCCCGCGTCCAAGCGCGCAGCACTCGCTGGACCGGATCAACAACGATGGGCCCTACGAGCCGGGCAACTGCCGATGGGCGACACGCAGCGAACAGGAGCGCAACAAGCGCGGCCGGTGAGGTCATGCCATCCACCTCACCCTCGGACGCCCGCCGAGGTCACGCTGCGCTACCATATACCTGAGTGCATCGCAGCCATCGTCGTCCTCCTTGACGGGCTGATCCTTCGATTTGTGGTCCGCCCACACATAGCCGGGGATCTCCTCAGCGGTGCAGGTGGGCTTGTGCCGGTCGTCCAGCTCCGGGTCGCGGTAGACGCGGGCGTCTCTGAACAGAAACAGCCGCCGGTCACGGAGGCGGGTGTTGACGGCGTCGATGCCCTCCAGGACCTTCTTGACCGCCGGCTGGGTGCCAATCCCAAGGGCCTGCTCCAGGGTGGCGCGGTCCTCGGCGTCGTGGTCGCACAGGACCGCCCGCGGCCTGGGCTCGCCGGCCATGAACAGCTTGGCATCGGCGGCATGGTCGGCGACGAGGCGGTGGGTGCGGTACAGCTCCCGGTACAGGAACAGCTTCCCGTCCGGGTTCTCCGCCCACCACTGCATCACGAACGGGTGGACATAACCGAAGTCGACGGTGATCCACCGGGTCCACTCCAGCGGGATCTCGAACGGCTCGATCACGTGGATGGCCGTGTCGAAATGCTCGTAGATGACACCTTCGGCAGCGACCCACCGGCCCAGATAGAGCCGCTGGTAGCGGACCCCGGTCAGCGCCTCCAGCTTGGCGATGTAGCGGGCGCCGAAGTCGGTGACCTTCCCGTCGTCACCGAACAAGACCGGGTTGTCGGTGTGCTTCGATTGCAGCTCGACGCACACGCCGCGCTCACAGCGGGCCTTGAGCCAATGGGTCGGCACGTCCGGGTTGCAGTCGGCGATGAGCTGCTGGTACGGCATCCGCCCGTTCCGCAGACGGGTCGTGAGGGCCTCCCAGTCCTCCTCATCCAGCTCGACGGCTTCCTGGACGTAGATCATGTCGTACTCGGTCGACATGACCTTGGTCGCCTTGTCCATGCCACCCACCACGACCCGCGAACCGTTGGCGTAGCGGTACTGGGGTGGCTCCTGCGCGCTCCCGCCGTAGAACGAGACGACGCCGGCCTGCTCGGCTTCGGGGATGACGAACTGCCGCCAGGTCACCAGCGCTGCCGAGGAGAGCGACACCTGGGTTTTGCGGACCATCAGCCCACGCATCCCCGGGTACTTCAGCGCGGCCAGGTGGAGCTTCTCCAGGCACGAGCGGGATTTGCCGGTGCCGGCGGGGCCGGCGACCAGGACCTCGTCGTCGCGGTGGGCCCACAGCTCCGCGCACGCCCCACGCGGGGTGAACCGGTGGACAGCCCGAGGTTCCGCCAGCACCGTCACCAGCGACTCCTCAGCTTGCGCAGGCTCCGCCACGCCAGCCGCCAGCGGACCCGGCGACTGAGGAAGATGCGGGCGAGCGCCTCCACCAGCTCCTCCTCATCGGCATCAGCGAAACCGGGTAGGCGGGCGAGACCTTCAGCGCAGTCACGGACCGACCGGGCCGCTTTGCTCAGCCCCTCGTTGCGGGCCTCAGCCTCGGCGGTCGCCCCAGCGATGTACTCCTCGCTCAGGGTGGTCACCGGGACGCCGCCTTCACCAGCGCGACCAGGACCAGCGTGACCACCACACCAGCGGCCCCGACCATCCCGAGGAAGATGAGCAGCAGACCAAGGGTCAGCATCAGAGCGACCCCGCCCACAGGTTGCCCTCTCGCTGCGGCATCGACAGCACCTGACGGAGAAGTCGCCCCTGGAGCAGCTCTCCCTCCCGAAACAGCAAGCGCTCCTGCTCCAGCCGCCAGCACAACGGGCAATCAGCGAAAGAATGGAGGGTGCAACGCTCGCCGGTCACAGCAGCGCCGCCTGCCATTAGAGCGCCTCCAGGTCGACGCCGGGGATCTCGTAGCGGACCTTGCCGCCGTCCACGTTCACCTGCGTCCCCGTCGGCCCATGGCCGGTCCGGTCCAGCAGCAGCTGCACCGCCCGCACGGCGATCTGCTCATCCGGGCTGCCGACCAGCTCCACCAACCTCGCCGCCGCGGTATCCGCCGCGTCCCGGAGCCGCTCAGCCGCCTTCCGCTGAACCTGCGGCGCCAGCCCACCATGGATGTTGCACACCAGCCCACCAGGGATCGGATACCGCTTACATTGCTGCCCGCTCCGCTTGGACCGTGCCCGGCAACGCCTCGCCCCCGCTATACCGGACAGGATCTCGTTCGACCTCACAGGGGGCGGTCCTCGAATCACGAAGGGTGCTCGACCCCTGAATAGTGCGTTCAAGACGAGCAGTTCGTCAACACACCCACCCAAAGCGCAAGGGACCGGCGCCCTGTCGAGTACCGGTCCCTTGTGGCCCTACTCCCCTTACGCCACCCACCCTACCCTACGGAGCCAGATGACGACCCGCCGGCCGCACCCTCGCCTGCCGCAACACCCGCCGCCGACGCTCCCCCTCATGCCGCCGGCGAGCGCGCCGCACCATATGACGCTCCGCATCCTCCACCGCATTCTCCAGATGCTGCTTGCTGGCACGACTAATGAACCAGCCCAAGCACGAGTGATACACCAGCAGCCCCGACGCGAACGCCCCAGCGCCCACCGCCACAACCGTGACCCAGAACAACACCACTACCTGGCCCGTAGCATCCATGCCAGCAACCCTACGACCGACTATCGAGCGCTGCAAGCCCCGCGAGTGGATGGCAAGCCACGCGGGATCGAGGGTCAAGATGCATCCCCCCGGGGGGCCAGGAGCAACACACGACCAGCCCGACCCCGCGTGACACCCAGCGACAATGCCACCAGCCACCCACCCACACCATCAGCAGAACACTCCAGACGCGCCGTACGACCGAATACGACACTCGCAGGTCGAGCATCGCAACCGTTCCGTGACCTCCCCAGGTCACAGCCTTAGCGGCAAGGCGAAAGCGGAGAATAACCGAATTAGCCCAGAGGGTCCTGCTACCTGTGGCCGGGGGGCCCCATGGGCCCCTGCGCGGAAGCTTGGTACGCATCTGCTCGTTCCCGAGCTGCCTGCCCTAGCCTGCCCTGCCCTGCCTGCCCTGCCCTGCCCTGCTCCCCCTGCCCTGCCATGCATGGATGCGTAGAACTACTTACCTCCCTCCATACATCCATGCTTGACAGAGAGCATGCATCCATGAAAGGGTGCTCATAGATCGAGCGATGCTCAACTACCTAGCAGCCCAGGAGGGCATATGACCTACCGCCGTTACCTCGCAGCAGGCCTCCTGCTGCTCGCCGTTGCCACTTGCGACGGCGCCGACTACGACCAGACGTGTCCAGCTCCCACCGAGGACAGCCGAGTCACGTGCGAGCTGGATCCAGCAGCGCGGTACGAGTACGACCGTGGCGCGTGGCGTCAGGTCGACAACGACTACCGCCACCCCAACGGCCAGCAGCCACCGACCGGGGCCGAAGTCATGGCCATCGATCCGGCCACCGACTGACCAATGGCCAACAGCCCAGCGACCAGGTGCGCCGGCTGTGGCCGGTTCATCCGGTCGCGGGCCGACGGACACGACGACTACCAAGCCAACGAGCGCGAGTACCACCAGGAGTGGGAAGAGCACGAGTGCTCGCTCGACTACCAGACCGACGCCGCATGGTCGCCACGCGCCGGCGAGCACGACGCATACCTGGCCATGGTCGAAGCAGAGCTAGGCCAGCTCGGAGACGACGAGCTGGAGCCCGAGCCCGTCGAGCTGGCGCCGGCCGCCGCAGTCGCCGCTCGGACCATCACCATAAGAGAGGAGCCAAGCAATGGCGCTCTGCCCGCTACACGGGTTCCCACACCCCGCCCTGCTCGCCAGATGCGGACTGTGCGGATGGTCGTCCGACCAGCCGCCCACCTCACCGCCAGCGGACACCAGCCCGGGCTCTGGGCAGATGGACCTGGACGGGAACGTGGTCGAGTCCGGCCCGCCCCGTACCCCGGGCCCGTCGTTCGAGAGCCTACGCGGCCAGCAGCAGGCCCTACCCGTGACGGTGCCACGCGCCTACCACTCGAAGGCATGGGCCGGGACCGTGACCGAAGCACCCCTACCAGAGGAAGGCTAGCCGATGACCACCGACCAGCACCTAGACCGCTTGCGCCGATTCCGCTTGACGGTGGAGGAGAACGAGCGCCGCTGGCGGGATTCGATCAAGGAGCGGAACCGACTGGTGCGAGAGGCGAAGCAGGCAGGCGTGCCAGCAGCAGCAGCGTACGACGCGGCCGGTATCAACGGGTCGACGTTCAGCAGGCAGCAGGAGGGAGGCGCTACTGGATCAGGACCGCGGCGAACGTCGCGCGGGTGATGACGGTTGCCGCGATGGTTGGCGCGTGGGTGCAGATCGGTTTGCAGGGGTGAGCGTTGTTCATGAGGTCACCCGCGCATTGCATGGTTGCATGCATCGTCTAGCAGGGAGGTTCCCACATCATGCTTATCATCCCCGTGCGTGACCTGGCGGCTGGCCAGGCGTCGCTCGACCTGGACTGGCAGCACGCCAGTCCTACCGGAGGGTTCGTCACCTCCGACTTCTACCCTCGTGACCGGGTCGAGGTTGGCCATCTGGTCCGCGTGCGTGGTGTCTGGGCTGTCGTCCAGGACATCCAAGGACCTAGCCGGCTGGGGGTCGTTCACCTGGTCACGGCGGCCGGCTGCCTGTGCCTGTACTCGCCGGCCGATGGTGCGACGGTGCGGACTGACTACCGGGTCGCACGCTGGCAGGACATCAGGCGGGCCCGTGCGTTCGCTGCCCGCTGGATCGCGGAGACGGAGCACGAGGACCGGACCGACGGGCCGTGGCCGGCGTCGGACGCGAACCTCGCCCAGGTCTTCGCCGGCTGCGTGCGTCCGCTGGATGCGCGCCTGTATCCGTTGTTGCGTGAGCAGCTCGCCGACCGGACGTGGCTGGCCGGCTGACCGCTTCTCTTTCTCTAGCAGGGAGGTTCCCACATGCAGGACTTGGCGAAGCAGTACGACGACCTGGCGCAGTCGCTGGCTGGCATCTTCGAGGCTATGGAGTGGGTCGAGGATGAGCTGGCGAAGGCTGGCCGGCGTCGGCCGGAGCTGGCCGATGCGTTCTACCACTCGTTCAGCTTGTGCCGGCCGACCGTGAGCATGCCTCTGGTCGAGCCGGTTGTGCGGTCGCATGCGCGGGAGCTGCTGGGCCGTGTCGCGGAGGGTGCGGGCCCGGCGGAGTTGCGGGCTGGGACGCTGGCGGAGGTGTGTGTTGCGCTGATGGAGGTGTCGCAGGTGACGCCGATGCATGGCGCGGCGTGCGGTTTGTATCTGCGGTCGTTTCGTCGGGCGTTCCCGTCGTTGGAGCAGCCGGGCCTAGCGTCGGAGCTGGCGCACTATGAGGCGTTGCATGGTGCGGCGATGGATGAGCTGGAGGCGGAGACTCGGGCGTACATCGCCGGCCATGTCGTCGACCGTGAGGATCGTCAGGTCGCTCGTGACTGCCCTGGCCGGCATCACGGCATGCCGCGGCCTGACTGCGCGTTCCATGTTCCCGAGGTGCCCGCGTCGCCGGCGCAGCTCGATCTGCTGGAGGTGTCCGCGTGAGCGCGATCTACTCCTACCACTGGCGCGAGGACGACAGCTACGGTGACCTGGTGACGGTGCATGAGGCTGAGCCGTTCGCTGACTTGGTCGGGGCGCTGGGTGGCCGTGACCAGGCGACGCGGTATGTGGAGCTGGGCGGCCGGGCGGACAGCTATCGGGGGACGTTGCGGGAGGTGGGGCTGGAGGTGACCCGGTGAGGTTGGACGAGTGGGCGACGCTGGTTGCTGTGCTGCTGGTCGCGGCCGGGATCGTGGGCAGGGTGCTGGATGCGCTGGGGGTGATCGGGTGACGCTCCGGATGGTCGAGGTATGCGACCTGTGCGAGGAGGACACGCCGTACGGCACGAGCCGCTACTGCTACCTGTGCATCATCGCGGGTGATGCGCCGCTGGATGAGGACGTGGAGGAGCTGGAGACATGATCGGTGTTCGTTATGGCATCCATGCTCGGGGGAAGTGGCATCTGACGCCGGGCCCGGATCGCTCCCTGAAGATTGCCAACCAGAGCGACTTTGACGCGCTCTGCGGTCGGACTCCGGAGGGCCAGTCGCCTTGCACGATCGACCTGGAGCAGCTCGCGCGAGTGTTCGGCCGTAGCGCGGTCTGCAAGCAGTGTGCCGCTGTGAACGTCTAGGCCATCCACTAGACGGCGGGCCCTGGCCGGGTGCTGGGGCCCGTTCGCTGTCTGAGCGTCGCTCACGTCTCGACGGGTTCACCCCGCGACGCAAGTGCGGGTGGAACCCCCGTAGGGGGTGGCGGTGTGGAGGGTTGGAAACTCGCAGGTCAGAAGCCCGCGATACGTCTGTCGCGGGCTGGACCCTATCACGGGGTCGAAAGTGCAGGTGGGGGCGGGGTGTTGAGCCCGCGAGAGGGTATGTCGCGGCGATGCTGTCGCGGGGTCGTGTCGCGGGGTCGCGGGGTGTGGTGTGACCGCTGTTCATAGTGTCGCGTCCCCCTTCGCTGCTGGCCGTCGGAACGAGCGTCGGCCACGTTCGCCCCGGTACTCCTCCAGGTGGCCGGCGACGGTGGCCTGTTCGAGGAGCCGCCGGGCGGTCTGCTCGCTGAGCCCGAGCGTCGAAGCTGCCTGCCCGACGGACGGCCATCCACCCTCCGGCATCTTGGCCAGCATGTCCGTCAGGCTCGTGCCCGACCTCGACCCGGGCCCGGCCTGGTCGACGAGGGTTGACTGGAAGTGCTCCCACTGTCCGGTCTCCACGTCCCACCGGATGGCCATGTCCGCCGGGGGGATGTGTCGGCGTCGCAGGAAGTGGGCCCGTGCGTAGCGCCTAGCTTGGTGACGGTCGAGGCCCTGGTCTTCTGCCTGCCGGGCTGAGTAGAGCGGGGTGAGGGTGACTCTGGTCGCGGCCCGGTCGGCAAGCACGCCAGCGCCGCGCCAGAGATCCTCCGGCTCCTTCACAAGGTCGGCTACACCCTTCCCGAAGTGATGCAACGCCACGACTGACAGCCCGTGCGCAGTCTGGAGTCGGCGCAGCTCGCCGAGCGCCGCCTCTACCTCGTCGTTGCTGTTCTCCCGGCCACCGTAGAATGCCGCCCACGGGTCGAGGATGAGGACCTGGACCTGTGCGTCGATGACCGTGGCCTCTAGTCGGCCGTCGAGAACAGCCTCGATGGTCGTGTCGGTCACCTGGTCGGGCCCGAGTTGACGCCGAACCTGGCGAGAGGCAACGCGGACCCGCCACGGCTCAAATGTCTCCACGAGCCCGCCGGGGAGCTGTTGTCCGCCAGCAAGTTTGGCCCAGCGGTCGACGGCGCCCCAGTCGTCCAGCTCGCCGTGGCAGTAGAGGACCCGTGCCTGCTGACGGACGGGAAACTCGCCCATGAACCGGCCAGCGCCCCGGGCGAGCATGTCGGCCAGGCTCATGCCCCACCAGCTCTTGCCGACAGCACGAGCGGCGCCGAGGACAAGGAGGTCGCCAGCGTCGAGGAGCCCCTCGACGAGAACAGGCGGCCGGGGTCGATCCGGCGGAGTCCCGGCCTGTCGGTAGATCAGCGGTCCCACTGTGGAGGTGGATGGCTGCCCGTTGCTGACCGCCTTGCCGTCGTCGACCACTTTGGCGTCGAGACCCCCGAACGGGTCGTCGGCGCTCACGAGCTGGCCGCCTTCCGATCCGCTTCGCCCCAACGGCGGAACAGGACCCGACGTTGCGACGGCGTAAGCAGCACGCACCGGTCATAGACTGACCGGACCCGCGCCTCAGCCACCTTCCAGGTTGGGAACCGGTCCTCGGTGGATGGCTCCAGCTCACCGACCGGCTCAACAACGTACAGCGTGCCGAGAGGGTACTTGCTCGCGTAGAACCGGGCGTAGGCCTTGTCGGTGGTGATGTAGAGCCGATCCGGGCTGCCCGTTGGCTGCTCGACCAGCGTGGAGCGTCCGGCCTTGACCTCCTGGCAGATGGGGCAGTCATCGAGGAAGTTCGGCGGCCCCGGGATCAGCAGCTCGCCAACCTGAATGCCAGGTTTGCCGCCGTGGAAGTAACGGTCGCCGCTCACGAGCTGGCCGCCTGGCCCACGAACCACCGGTCGGGATGCGCCAGCCCGGCCTCCAGGCCGGAGCGGACTGTCTTCAGGATCTCCCGCTCCGGCATCGGATGGTCGCCGAGCCCTGACAGAATGCGCCCGGCCTCGATCAGGTATCCCTCAATGGCGGCCCGGTCGGCGCCGATGGCCACGAGCTGGCCCATGCGGAAGCTGGCCGCGTTGAGGGCGTCGTTGCGGTTGCTTGTGACTGCGCGTAGCTCGTTGAGGCGTCGGCGGAAGACCATCCGCCAGTAGTAGTCGAGGTCGGTCCGGGCCCGCCGGTGGTCGTCGAGGACCTCAAGCTGGCCGCCCACCTCCTCCCGCTCGACGGTGGCTACTAGGAGCTGGTTGAGGTCCGCCGGCCAGCGAGTAAGCGGCGCGTCGAGGTCGGTCTGCCAGGCGTACCGCCGCCCGGAGCGGTGCAGGCTGGGCGCGGCGACGATGTAGCCGCCGTCGCCTCGCACGTCCAAACCTGGGCCGAACCGGTCGCGGAGGGCTTTCGCGCTGTTGCCGACCCGGTGGCCAGGGTGCCGGTAGATGACGTGGAACCCGCCGCCGCCGGTGCCCTGAACGAGCGACAGGAGAGTGGGGCGGCCCAGCTCGTCGAGGAGGCGGAGGAACGCCTGGTAGCCGCCTTTGTCGAGGTCGACATCGAGCGCGACGATCCCGGAGGCCTCGCCGGTGACGATGCCGATGTTCGCGTTTGGCCACCGTATCCACCAGTTGAGGACCCTGACGGGGTCGAGGGAGCCGTCCTGCCAGCCGTGCCGGGTGCGTGGATGCTTACCGGCGTCGGCGCCGCAGTCGGACCCGCACGAGCACCGGCCGCCGATTACGTCGTGGAGGGGAAAGACCCGCCAACCACGGGCGGCGTAGGCAACCGCGGCCTCGTCGAGGCGGGTTGTCTCGCGGGGTAGCTCCGTCTGGAGCTGTGAGGTCATGGGTGGCCTCCCGTGTTCTGGGAGGCGGCGACCGGTCAGTCAGGCCTATGTGTTACGCTTGGCCCAAGCAACACGGTCGGCGCCATCCGACCGGAGGGCCCGTCACGGGGATCGTCCAGTACCCGTCGGCGGGCCCGTTGCATTCCAGAGCCTAGCATGTTCGCTCGACTATCGAGCAGAAGCTAAAAGAGGCTACGCAGCAGGCCACCTGACTGCTTACGCAGCAGGTCAAGGTACACTCGCGGTGCGTGCGCCGGTCCCTCACGCGGCCCGGGAGGGAGACCGCTCACGCAGCAGCGGCGCCCTGCTGGCTCCAGGGCGCCGCTGCTGTTGTTGCTGGCCGCGTCGGCTACGCGGCCCTTCTACCCCCCGAGGCGTCCTCGTCCCGCCGCCCGATAGGCGGCAACCCGAGGGTGGAGGCCTCGTAGGCGAGGTAGCCCAGCTCGGTCAGCTCCGAGCGGGTGAACCCCAACTCGTCGGGATGGATACCGAGGACGATCGAGTAGGCGGCGACGACCCGGTCTGACGGTGGGACTTTGCCGGTCATGGCTTCGGCCATGGTGCCGACGCTGATCTTGAGGCCTGCTCGCTTGGCCTGGATGACGACCTGACGAGTTGAGGTGTGCTGTCGGTCCATGGCGACCAGGACCCGCTCCCTCCAGCTCAGGCTGGCTCCCTGAGTGGTGCTCATCGGCTCTCCTTGCCTTCCCCCCTGAATCCGGTTGGCTCGACCGGTCGGCGTCCTGGTCAACGCCAAGGTCACGATACGGCAGCGACCCCGCCGTGTCCATTACGGGACATCCTACCGCACTCCGACGATCCGGAAACTGCTGGTCGTCGCCCTATTTTGCTACTTGACGGGACAACCGTGGGTGTTCATACTGATGTCGAGCGGTACTCACCGGTCGAGTATCACTCGCAGCCCGACAGGAGGGCACATATGAGCAGACCAGCCGCCAACCGGCGCCGGGTCGCTGAGGTGTTGAGGATCGCTGAGGACGAGGTCCCAGCGCGTCTCCGCCGCTTGCACGCCGCGACCGAGTCGATCCGCGACGTGTCCGACTACCTGGCCCGCAAGGGCGCAGCCGTGAGCAAGAGCTGGCTTCATCGTGAGCTGACCGAGGAGGACCCCTCGTGACCGCCACCACCATCTCCATTCCTTGTGGGCCGTTCTGTACTCCGGCCTGTCGCGCAGCAGAGTCGCACGGAGCCCGGAGGTTGCTGGACGACGGCGCCGCTGTCGAGCAGGCTTGGCTCGCCGAGGTGCGCCGCGAGGCTGAGGTCCACCGGCTGGACATCGCCGCGGACGGGCCCGAGCGTGAGCCGGCCGTCCACTCCGGCTACCAGGGCGACCATGACATCCGCGCTGTGCAGCTCCGCCCGCAGAACTTCAGCCCGGCGATGGTTGAGAAGGCGGGCCGGCTGTATGTGGCCGACCGCTGGAAGGCGCACGGCCCGAACGATTTCGAGGTCCAGTCCGAGTCGAGCGACGACTGGTATCTGCTGCGGGTGTGGGCGACGACCAGCGGGATCTGGTTCGCCACGTGCACGTGCGCGGCCCGCGCCAGCCGCTGGAACCGGGCTGGGGCGTGCGCGCATCGGGCGCTGGGCGGGTTCTTGCGGGCTGAGGTGACCGGCGAGCCGATCCCCCGCTGGCAGGACCTGAGCTTGGAGGAGGACTGAATGCTGGCCTACCGCGCTGTCCGTCGCCGTGTCCGCGAGGCGCGACACCTTGACCAGGCCATCCACCCGGTCCGGTGGGCTGTTGAGGAGCTGGCGGCCGAGTGGCGGACCCTCGTCGAGACCTTGGGAGGTCGCTGATGCTTGTCAAAGCCAAGCCGCGGGAGTTCTGCCCGCCGTGCGGTATCGAGCGCGCCGTGTACGCCAAGACGCGCCGGTTCTACAACCACCGGCTGGGCAGCACTCAGGAGCCGTGTCCGGCTGGTGGGATGACCCGCGAGGCATATGAGGCCGTCGAGGCTGAGAGTGTCGGCATGCGCCTTGACGACCTGTCCGGGGGTCGGCCGTGACCGCCCACAATCGGCCCGCCCCGTGGGCCGAGCACACCCCACCACCACATCACCTCGGACGAACCCTCTGGAGAGTCTGGTGTGTCCTCTGGGCCATCTTCTGGGGCCTTCCGGCGCTCATCCTGCCGATCTCTGGCCTAGCCGCTGTCGCCAACGGCGACCCCGAAGGCTGGGGCGGTCTGCTGTTCCTACCCCTGTTCATCCCATGCGTGCTGTCGCTATTCGCCATGGCCATCTTCGGCCGCCGTGAGGTCTACAACGTCCAGCATCTGACCGTTACCCCGCCCGCCAACCACCCTGGAGGCCTCCAGTGACCGCCGCCCGCGAGGACCTGGTCGAGCTGGCACGGCCATTCCCCGCCAACCTGGTTGAGCGCAAGGAGGGCCAGGACTACGTCGCCCACCACGTCGTCAACCAGCGGCTCCTGGCCGTGGTGGGCCCATTCGACTTCACCCTGGTCGAGGTGATCCGCGGCAGTGTGGCCGGGCGAGAGCCCAACCCGGGCGGCAAGAGCCCCCGCGCCCGAGCTGGCACCCCGGCGCTGTCTCAGGTGGTGGTGGGTGGCATCTGGCGACTGACCGCCACCATCGACGGCCGGCGCGTCCAGGTCGAGGAGGTCGGCGACGTAGGCGACGCGCACAACTGGCCCCATGACGGCGCCCGGCTCAAGGACGCAGCGTCGGATGCGCTGAAGCGGTGCGCGATGCGGATCGGTCTCGGCCTGCACCTATGGGCCCAAGAGCACTACTTCCTCGACGTCAGCCTGGCCCGCGAGCAGGCCACCGTCCACGAGCTGAAGGACAGTCTTGCTCCGCGCTCGCAGGTTGAGGCGCTGCTTCGGGAGCATGGGAGAACCTGGGACGAGCTGGCCGAGATCATGCAGACCGTTCAGCCCGGCGTCACGGTCGAGCAGCTCCAGGGTGTGCGCAAGCCTGAGCAGGTCCAGGTGATCCGCCAGGCCCTGGCCGACCACTCCACCAGCGAAGTCATGGGCAGGGCCGAGGCATGACCCGCCGAACCCGCGTCGCTGTCCTCCATGTCGCCAGCGCCGTCTTGTCGACTGTCGTGATGGTCGGAGGTGCCGTCTGGTGGTTGTGGTCAATGGTCGTCTGGGCCCACCTCTACGGCCTCGTCGGTCTCGTGGTTGGCCTGTTCACCATCAGCGACCTTGCCCTGCCGTTCATCGTTCATCACGAGACTGGCGCTTGGCCGTGGCCGTGGATTCTCAGCTTCGCCGGCCTGCTCGCGCTGTGGCTGGTGGCCTCGATCCTCGACGCTGCGGCCGAGGCCATGCTGGAGCGTGACCGGCTATGACCCGCCTCACCGACACGCAGCTTCTCGGCGTCGCGCTGGTCGCCACGGCTGCGGCCGGCTGGATCGCCGGGCTCATCCTCGTGTACGACCTCGCGCCGGCCGTCGCCCACCTCGTCCGCTGGAGCTGGCGGAGGTGGGCGGCATGAGCGACCTCTGCGAGCACAACCGGCCGTTCCGTGGCTGCCCCGACTGTGACCCGCCCATGACCGGCCTCGTCGGCGCCTTCTGGGCCGCCGTCGCCATGGTTATCCTTGCCGGCTCGTTCGCTATCGCCTGGTGGTGGGTGGCATGAGCAACCCGAACGGTCGCAAGGGCGCCGGTTTCGAGCGCGCCGTTGCCGACCTGTTCGCCGATGCCGGGTTCCTGTGGGCGGACCGCAAGACCAAGCGCGGGCAGCGCGACCAAGGCGACGTGACCGGCATCGAGGACTGGACGCTGGAGTGCAAGAACGAGCGGACTATCCAGCTTGCCGCCGCGGTCGACGAGGCCACCCTGGAGGCCGCCAACGCCGGCACAAGCTGGTTTGCAGCCATCATCAAGCGTCGCAACAAAAACGTCCGCGACGCCTACGTCGTCCTACCCCTCTGGCTGTTCATCCGCCTCGTCAAGCATCTACTCGGCATGGACCCGCCCGTGTGCCGTGACTGCGGCCGGGCCGCGTGAGAGGACCCTCATGCCAACCGCCGGACCCGTCATCGTGACGCTCCCGCTGGCCAACTGGCGCGACCAGGCTGCCTGTCGTGACCTCGACCCGGACTTGTTCGCCCCGATCGAGGGTGAGGGTGAGGACGCCCAGCACCTCCAGGACGCCGCCCGGTTCTGCGTGCAGTCCGGATGCGCAGCCCGGGAGGCCTGCCTCGACTTCGCGCTCGATACCGAGCAGCCGACGGGTGTGTGGGGCGGCAAGCTGGCACCGGAACGTCGGGCGATTCTCGCCGCCCGGCGGAGGAGCGCCTGACCGGTGAATACCGCACTCAGTCTGTTCGAGGGCATCGGTGGCCTCGCGCTTGCCGTCGAGACTCACGGGTTCCAAGTCATCGCTCAGGTTGAAAACGACGCCTATTGCAACGCCGTGCTGGAGCGCCACTGGCCGCAAGTGGCCCGCTACGGCGACATCACGGAGGTTGACTGGCATGAGTTCCAAGCCGCCCACGGACCCGTTGACCTTGTGGCCGGAGGGTTCCCCTGCCAGCCCGTCAGCCAAGCCGGCCACCGCAAGGCGCAAGCGGACGCGCGCTGGCTCTGGCCGGAAGTTGCCCGATGCCTTCGCATACTACGACCCCCCTTCGTCTTCCTGGAGAACACCCTCGGACTCCTTAGCCGAGGGTTTGGTGATGTTCTCGGGGACCTGGCCGCGCTCGGGTTCAATGCGGTCTGGGACTGCTTTCAGGCGGCCGACGTGGGCGCCCCCCACGAACGCGACCGGGTCTTCGTCCTGGCCTACGCCCAACGCGGAGGGCGGGACGGGCTACATGAGCGGGTCGAACCGGGACACCTGGCGGCCGACGCTGGAGTCAGCGGCGAGGCTGGCCGACGCGGGTCTGCCGACGAACTGGACGGCGGAAGAATGGCGGCAGCGGTGGCCGACTCCGAAGGCGTCGAATGGCGACAAGGCGGGAAGGCCTCGGGAGAACGACCGGGGCGACCTGCAAGCCGAGGCGCTGCGGTGGCCGACCTCGCAGGCGAGGGACGGCGACGGCCGGGGAGCGGACCCGAATCGGGTAGGCGACCCAGCCCGCCACGGCGGCTACAACCTCGACGATTGGGTGCAACGATGGGCGACCCCGACGGCGCGGGACTGGCGGAGCGAGGACATGCCGGGCCGGCAGAGCCCAAGCCTCCCGGTCCAGGTGAACGAACAACGGTGGGCGACGCCGAAGGCCAGCGACGGAGGGCCGGACTACGCCAAGACGCAACGAGCGAAAGACGACCCTCGGGGATCGGCTTCGCTGAGCCTCCCCACACAAGCGGGCGGGGCCCTAAATCCGGCGTGGGTCGAGGGCTTGCAGGGATTCCCGGAGGGCTGGACGGTCATCGCTGGCCATCTCCCCCGGGCCCGGAGCAATACCCGGGGGAGCCACCGCGGACAGTCCAAGCCCGGACCGTCCCCTACCGAGGGCAGCGCCTGAAGGCACTCGGAAACACCGTGGTTCCCCAGCAGGGCGCGCTCGCCTTTGCTGTGCTGTGGGGACGCATGGTGGAGGAGCTGACGGCAACCACCCCAACAGCACAGGAGCGGCCCGTCGTAATCGGTGGTGACCGGTGAACCTCGACCTACACACTTCGTTGCCGGCCGGGGACCCCGACCCCGGCCGTCCCGGTCGAGCCGTCGTCCAGGTCCGTACCACCCGCCCCGGCCTAGTGCCGTCAAGGGTGCTCCGGTACTCGCTTCGCTCCGTTCCTCGCAGCCTTCGGCAGACCCTTGACGGCGGCCGGTTCGGATGGTCCGGAACCATGGCCTCGCAGGGCGCCGAGGCAACGGCAGCCCGGACCGACGACGGACAACCACTAGCAGCCCGGAGGGCACTATGAGCGCGATGGCCGCGATAGAGGATCAGATGCTGGAAGTCCTTGGCCAAGGACTGGCAGCCGACCTCATCAAGGAATACCTCGACGTAGCGCAGGGCTGGACAGCCGAGTGGGAGCTAGCTCAGATCGAGCTGGGGGTCCGGGCCGCTGACCTGCTACTGACATGACCGTCTACCTCCTCCACTTCCTGGAGCCCATCGGGAACCCGGGCACCCCGCACGGCCTGGCCCAGCATTACATCGGGCACAGCCCCGAGCCTGCGGCGAGGATCGCTCGACACACGAGCGGGAACGGCGCGAAGATCGTCCGGTACGTCATCGAGGCTGGCATCGGCTTCGTTGTGGCGCAGACCTGGGAGGGTGGGCCCGACCTGGAGAAGCGTCTGAAGCGCCGGCACGACGCGCCGCGGATCTGCCCAGTTTGCCGGGAGGAGAGGAGGGAGCAGCGGGAGCGTGACGAGCTGCTCGCGCAGATGGACTACGAGCGCGAGCAGCTGGCCGAGGTCTACACCGCCGGCCCGTTCGGACACAGCATCGAGGCCGAGGAGGCGACCAGGTGAGCGACTGGGGACGGATCGACCGGGAGGCACTCGACCGGTACATCACCGGCAACTACGGCGAAGACCAGCTCCGCTACGACGGGCCGGAGGAGGACGGGCCGCCGGAGCCGTTCTACTGCAAGGAGCACGAGACCGTCTGGAGCCCCAGTCTCCGCCGGTATGTGTGCGACTTCTGCGGTCACCACATGCCGGACCCAGACCTGGACTGACAACACCGTCGAGGCCGAGGAGGCGGCCGAGACCACGCAGGCAGACAGCCACATCTAGAGAGCCCAGGAGGGCATCATGCAGGGAGCAACACAAGTCCAGTTCGTCGGCAACCTGACCGCCGACCCCGAGCTGCGCTACACCCCGTCCGGAACCGCCGTCGCCAACTTCACCGTGGCCGTCAACAACCGCGTCCGCCGCGACGGCGAGTGGCAGGACGGGTCCCCGACGTTCTACCGGGTGGCCGTGTGGCAGGACTACGGCGAGCATGTCGCCGAGAGCCTCCAGAAGGGCGACCAGGTCCTGGTCATGGGTCGGCTCATCACCCGCGAGTACGAGACCAATGACGGCGAGAAGCGCTCCAGCCTGGACGTGACCGCCGAGGAGATCGGGCCGACGCTGCGCTGGGCCACCGTGAAGCTGTCGAAGGTCCCCCGCAAGAGCGGGGCCGCCGACGAGGAGACCAAGGCCAGCCGGGGCGACTTCAACGACGCCCCGCCTTTCTAGGCGGGCAGCATGGGCCACTACGCAGCATCTACCACGGTGGAAGCTCTAGCCCGTGACCTCGCCAGCGTGCGGGAACGAGTGAACGACCTGGAGGAGGCGCTCCGCGAGGTCACGGTCGAGCTAGCCAGGCTCCGGACCGAGATCAGGACTCCGACCGTGACCGACCTGGAGGCGTCGGCACGAGCGAACGGGATGACCTACCCGTAGCAAGCTCCGGGCCGGGGGCGGGAAGCCGAGTGCAGGCCACCCGCCCCCGGCCGGGCAAACAGGCAGACCCCGGTGAAGGAGAGCCCGTCATGATCCAGCCTAACCCAGACCAGCAAGCGAAGGCCGACCAGGACCTGGAGGAGGCCGAGGCCTGGCTGTGGGAGAACATCCTCACCGCCGAGCAGGCCTGGCCGGAGCACTACCGGGAAGCCGCCCACCAGCTCGGCCGGGTCCTGGCCAAGTTCCTCGACCCCGAGCAGGTCGACGAGGTCCTAGACGCCGTCGTTGAGGCCATCAGCGCTGCCGAGACGGTCGCCCTGCGGGTCGGGTTCGACCTGGGCCGGACCTGGACCGCCTACGGGGAGCTGGAGCAGCTCGACATCTGCCGGGCCGTTGAGAAGGCCGGCGGGAACCCGGGTCGGGTCTTGGCCGAGGTCGTCGAGCACGAGCTGGCCAAGGTCGTCCAGTGACCGGCGACGAGCTGGTCCGCCTGGAGCTGGGCGACCGCATCCATGATGCCGCCATCTGTGAGAACGCCATCACCATCGACGAGCGGCCGATGCGCTGGGCCAGTCACATGCTGACCGGCAACGCCGACTACGTCTCGACCCTGGCCATCTATGCCGGCTGCCCCGTCCGCCTCGACGGCGGGCCGGCGCCGGCCGCCCGCTACCAGCGCCGCTACCTGATCGACGGCCAAGTTAGGAGGGGGCTGCGGTGACCCGGACTGAGCTGAGGCGTCTCCTCGTCTTGCTTCTCAAGTTGAGCGAGACGACCGAGTACCACGAGGGTCGGCTACGTGACGAGATAAGCCATGTCCGTGATGCCATCTACGAACGGTTGGGCGAATGACCCAGTCGGCCACGGTCGACCGCGACCAGCTCGCGGCACTCCAGGTCCTCCGCCGGCACTTCCCAGTGGCGGTCCTGGCCGTCCACCCAACCCCGCCGCCGGCGCCAGAGCCGCCCGTCCAGATCGAGCTACTGGAGGCGACCCCATGACCGCCCGTCCCATCTACACCATCATCGTCGAGGACATGGTCTCCCACGTCGAATGGACCCTCATGCGCGACGAAGACGAGGTCGACGGCGGCTGGGTCGAGCTGTCCGCCTACAGCAAGCATGAGCCGCTCCGCCAGATCGGCCTGGCGTTCGCCCGGGCCTGGCAGGAGGCCAACAGTGAGCGGGTCCGCCGACTCCTGGAGGACCTCGATACTGGCCAGGTCGACGACTTCCCGGCCACGGCTGAGCGTGCCCTGAAGATCACCGTCAGTGACTTCATCGGTGACGCGGACCCCGAGGAGGTGGACCGGTGAGCTACACACTCGACAAGCTGCTCCAGGATCTATGGGATGCCACGTCTTTGCCATCTGGGAAAGACGTGTTCGTCCAGGTCGGCGACAGCTACTACCTAATGCGGGGACAGCCAACCACCAAAGGTGGCTATGTAGTTCTCCAGGCCGTCGAGGTCCCAGTCCCGGCTGAGTTGACTGAGGAGGACAACTCGTGACCGCCGACCTGATCCGTCGGCTCCAGGCTGCCGCCGCAGAGCACGGCACCCTCGACGGGACCCCACCCGACCGGAGCCTGCTGCTCCAGGAAGCGGCCGACACCCTGGAGGCGGCTGTCCGAGTCGTCAACGCCTGCTACAGCCTCGGCGCGATCATGGCCGGCGCCGATAGCGCCGAGTGGGTCGAAATCATGGAAGCCCTCACCGCCTACGACCAGGAGGTGACCTCGTGACCCGGGTTGACCTGGACGCCATCGTCTCGAACGGTTGGGCGCCCCCGGACACCGTTCTCGCCCTGGTCGCCGAGCTGCGGGCCGCCCGCGAGGTCGTTGAGGCCGTCCCCTCGGTCGAGCATCTGGAGGCTCTGATCCGCTGGCTTGACCTCCTCGACCTGTTCGCCAGTAAGGTCGACCCGACCTACAGCGACCTCCCCCACGACGAGATGCAGCAGGACCTGAGCCGCCTAATCGCTGCCATCAAGGAGGCGCGCTCATGACCGCCGAGAGGTGGGCGGCCCGCGCCGGCTACGCTTGGCTCGTGGTCGTCGGCGCCTGCGTCGTCGCCGCGAGCTGGACCGGCCTGGTCGGCTTCGCCTCCGACATCCTCGACCTGACCGGCGACGCCCGGTACATCGTGCCCGTGACCCTCGACGGCCTCGCCGTCACTCTCGCCTTCTTCGGCCTCCGCTCCGTCCTCGCCGGCGACGCCGCCGTGTTCCCCCGACTCCTCGCCTGGGCCGTGGTCGGTCTCGGCGCCGGCCTCAACTACTGGCATGCCGAGGTCGTCGGCCAGGGCCGCGCGGCCGCCATCTACTTCGGCGCCATGACCTTGCTCGTGTACCTGACGTTCGAGGTCATCCTCCGCCAGCTCCGCCGCCGCGACCTGCGCGCCCAGGGTGCTGTCGAGGCGCCGCTGCCACGGTTCCGCCTCGCGCGGTGGGCGCGGTTCCCCGTGCGCACGTTCCAGGCCTGGAGCGCCGCTGTCGACCTCGGCTTGACCTCGCCAGGTGACGCCATCCACGCCGCCGCCATCCGACGGCAGGAGCGCGCCGACCAGCAGGAACCGGCGCAGGTCCTGGCCCGTCCTGAGACCGTCGAGGCCGAGCAGGTCGACGAGCTGACCGTGACCGAGACCCGCCAGGTCACGGCCCGCACCTCCCGCAACGGAACCGTGGCCGGCAGGGTCCGGGAGCTGGTCGACGAGGGTGTCCTGACGGTCGACGGCATCCTCGCCGTCGAACCGCAGTTCTCCCGCGACACGGTCCGCAAGACCCTCGCCCGCATCGACGCCGAGAGGAGCAGCTCGTGAGTGTTGACGTTGTCTATCTTGCCGCCCGCTACTCACGGAACGCTGAAATGCGTAGCTACCGTGACCAGTTGGCCGGCATCGGCATCACCGTCTCGTCACGCTGGATCGACCAGCACGGCGGCGATGTCCTGGAATCCTTCGTCGCCGCCAAGCTGAACGAGGACCCTGCCCACTGCGCCAAGTATGCAAAGGTCGACCTCGACGACTTGGCCGCCGCCGACATGGTGGTGAACTTCACCTCAGCAGACGGTGGCGGTAAGGGTGGGCGCCACTGGGAGATGGGTTGGGCCTACGCCGCCCGCAAGCAGCTTGCCCTTGTCGGTCCCCGCGAGCACGTGTTTCACACCCTGCCTGATGTGCGCTGGTTCCCCGACTTCGAGGCGTTCATGGCATGGCTAGGGCGTACAGCATGAGCCGCCGCGTCGTCTTCGCCGCCGTCGGGTCGAGCTCCAAGGTTCCCGCGCTGGAGGTCGCCGGTGGCACCGACGAGGAGGTCGCCGACGAGGTTCTCGCCTACGTCCGGCCGCTGCTGGCCGCCATGACCGACCCGCCCCGCCCCATCGCCGTCTACGTCGACATCGTCGTCGGGTACGGCTTCATCCGCTGCGCAGGCCAACCAGCCGGCGCGTTCATCGTTGGACCGGTGATCGCATGAGCTACATGCAGGTGGACCGCTGGATCGAGCTAGAGGAGCAGCGGCGGGAGCGGGTCCGTCGCCTCCTAGAAGGACGGTCGAAGCCGCGACGACGGCCAACCCGTGAGGTCCTCGGCTTCCCCATCCCTATCGACCGACCCGACCCGCCAGTTACCGTTTCCGCTGAGCTGCTGGCCCGGATCGACGCCAAGGTCGCCGAGATCCACGCGAAAGGCAGCCGGCACCGCTGGGCTGGTCGCCGCGCCGCCCTGCTGGCGGACCGTGGCCTAGCTGTGGAGGTGCATCAGCTTTGCGTTGACAGGTCCATAGCCGAGGTCCTCGTCGCGCTCGATATCAGCCGTCAGGGGCTCCTGGACGTTTGGCTCCGCCATGGCCTGAAGGCACCCCGGCACAGCTACCGCGAAGGAGGCCATTCGTGACCGATAAGCCGGCCCAGAAGTGGTTCCTGGACGCTGCGGTGTATGAGCTGCTGGCTGCTCAGGCCAAGCGCAAAGAGGAGGCCAGCTCGTGACTGACGACGATGGCCGGTTCCAGCTTGTACAGCTCATGGCTGTCGACCCCGCCCTGGTCAACGAGGACCTCAACGAGTACGCCCGCCGCAGGTGGGTGGCCCGCTCCCTGACCTGGGTCCACGACGCCGACCCGAGACACGGGTCCTGGTGGGTCCTGCTGGAACGTGAGCAGGGAGGCCACTCGTGACCCTCGACCTGGCCCGCTGCGGCCGATCCGGCTGCGCCGCCCCGATCCTGTGGGTTCGCCACCTCCGGACCGGTGGCCGGGCCCCGGTCGACGCCGATCCGACCGAGGCCGGGAACATCCTGGTGGACCACGACACCGGCCGCTATATCGTCCTGGCCAAGGGCGACCTGGACAAGGCGCGGGAGGCTGGCGACCGGCTTCATCTCAACCACTTCGTCACCTGCGCCAACCCGCCCGGTCGGAAAGGGGAAACTGCGTGACCATCATCCTCGTCAGCCTCTACCTCGCCGCCATCGTCGCGGCAAACCTCTCACTCGCCTACTTCGGCCCAGTGTCAGCACCGATCAACGCCTTCCTGTTCATCGGCCTCGACCTCACCACCCGCGATGCCCTCCACGACCGCTGGCAAGGCCGTCGTCTCCCGGCCTACATGACCGCGCTGGTGGTCGCCGGGTCGCTGCTGTCCTGGATGCTGAACCGCGACGCCGGCCGGATCGCGCTCGCTTCCGCGCTGTCGTTCGGGATCGCTTTCACCGCCGACGCCCTCGTCTACCAGCGTGCCCGCCGCCGCCCTTGGTTGCAGCGCGTCAACGCCTCGAACCTCACCGCCGCCGCGCTCGACTCACTCGTGTTCCCGCTCATCGCGTTCGGCGGTCTCAACTGGCGCCTCACGGGTGCCCTGTTTGTGGCGAAGGTGGCCGGCGGGTTTCTCTGGTCGCTACTGCTGGCTCGGTTCCGCCCGATTCCCGTCCATGCTCCTGCTACTGACTAAGGCCATGCCGACCCTCGTGCGCTACGCGCATCCCAACCTTGGGCGTCTCGTCACCCCACGGCATTACACCAACCTTGATGGCATGGTCGCCGCTGGCATCCCGTGGGCGGCTGACAACGATGCCTTCTCCGGTTTCGACGCCGACGCTTTCGGCATCATGCTGAACGCGCTCGCTGGGCGACCCGGCTGCTTGTTCGTCTCCGCTCCCGATGTGGTCGCCGATGCCCAGGCCACCCTGGAGCAGTTCGGCCCCTGGTCCGACAAGATCCGTAGCCTTGGCCTCCCCGTCGCTCTCGCCGGCCAGGACGGTCTAGAGGAGCTGACCGTGCCCTGGGACGACCTGGACGCTTTCTTCGTCGGCGGATCGACCGAATGGAAACTCTCCCCGATGGCAACGGCGCTGGTCGGGGAGGCCAAGGCCCGCGGCAAGTGGTGCCACATGGGCCGGGTGAACAGCGACGAGCGGATGAAGCGGGCAAGGCTGATTGGCTGCGATTCGGTTGACGGCACCAGCTACGTCAAGTTCACCGCCCGTCATCTTCCCGGCGCGCTACGGTTGCTGTCCCAGCAGGCCCTGGAGGGGATCGGATGATGCTCCACCTCAACCACTTCGTCACCTGCGCCAACCCGCCAGGACGGAGAGCCGAATGACGACCCGGGCCGGAAGCGACACTGGAGCCGGGGATGCGCTGGTATCTCTCTGATCGGGCTGACCCGATCGCCAAACCAATCGCTGATCGGCATTACAACCGGCAGAACCCGGAGTCGGCACAGTTCGCCCAAGCTGGCGGCGCGGTTGTGCTCCGGACCCAACACGCTACCGCCGTGTGGATCACCTCCACGCCCTATGCCCGGTACGTCAAGCACGCCTGGGCGGGAGCGTGGATCAACTCCACCTTCCGTAACGAGCACCCGCCCCGGCGGCATCGCTGCCAGCTACCCGAAGGCGTCGCCTGCCCCAAGCACCTCTCTAGTGAGCTGATCCGCGAAGCCGTCGCCGCGACCCTCGCACTCAAGGGCGACCCGCCACCGCTCGGCCTCGTCACCTTCGTGGACACGGACAAGGTCCGCGCCAAGGAGAACCCCGGTGCCTGCTACGAGTACGCCGGGTTCACGCTGGTCGGTAAGACCCAAGGCGGGCTGCTGGCCTACCAGCTGCTCCCCGAGCAGATGCCCGAGCCGTGCGACCCAATCGGTAGCCCGGAAGCTCTTGCCCGAGTCCGGCGACCCCCGGGCGAGCAGATGGCACTAGGTGTAACGCTGTGACCAACGACCTTGCTGACCTTGCCGGCGCCATTCGCCAAGCCTGGATTGCCGACACCTCTGCGGACCCCACCTGGACCCCCGACAACCCAGCCCTGGGCCAATGCGCCGTCACTGCCCTCGCCGTCCAAGATCGGTTTGGCGGCGACCTTCTTCGCGTCAAGATGGGTACCGGGTCGCACTACTACAACCACATCAACGGCCAAGATGTGGATCTCACCCGCGACCAGTTCGCCACCTACCGCCCCACCACCCCGCCTGAACCACGTAGCCGAGAGTACGTGCTGTCTTTCCCCGATACTGCGCGCCGCTACCGGCTACTCAGTGACGCCTTGAACCAGGAGAGAACCCGTATGCGGACCTGTAGCGAGCCGGGGTGTGACCAGCCGGCGTGGCTGTTCGGCCGGTGCCGGGGGTGCGCGATGGTCCCGCTCGGCCAGGAAGACCCCGAGGACCGGGTAGACGACCCGGGCGGGGACGAGTGACGCTATGAACCAGTCTCGACACCAGCCGGAGACCCCGGTTGACGGCGACCAGGGCAAGCGTGACACCATGTCCGTAACCGGCGAGGCTGACCAGAGCCCACGCCGAGAGGGGGACACCCATGCCAGCCCGCCGATGGCAGGCAACACTGCTGCTCATCAGCCTTGTCGCCGTCCTGTTCGGCGTCCGCGCCATGACCGGCGGCCGGACCTACGCCGCCGGCATCGTCCCCCACTCGCTCGTCGTCGCACTCCAGACCGAGCCCCAGCCAAACCAGGCCGAAACCGGCCACCAGGTCCTGGTCGCCGCTGTCGACACCGCCGAGGAGCTAAGCCAGGTGCAACGCTGGCACCAGCGCGCCCTCCTGCTGCTCCCCCCACCCGTGGCGGTCTTCCTGACCGTCCTCGTCCTGACCCGGCCGGCGCTGCCTGTCATCCCCCGGCCGACCGGTTCCCTAACACCGAGACCAGCGCCGGCGCGACGCCGGCCGCTCCGTCCTCGCGCTCCCTGACACTCCCGCGCCCCAGTCGGCCGGGCCGGTCCCGGCCGTCCACCGCGGCACTGAGGAGCACAGGCATGGACATCACCTGGCAAGAAGCCATCAGCAACGCCATCCGCGCCGCCCACGACGCCGAGACCATCCTCGCCAACCCCAAGACCCCCTCCGGCGCCCAAGGGATCGGCTACGCCAAGCTCGCCGGCTCCTGGGCAACCATCGCCATCGCCGTCAACGAGAGCATCCTGACCATCCCCAACGTCGACCTCGCCCACGTCGGCAACGGCCACCCGAAACCATGACCGCCGTCGCCGAGACCTCACCGCTCAACGTCCGCTTCTACATCCCAACCGAAGTGGTCGCCGACCTAGGTCTGCTCGACCAGTACATGCGGCTGGTGTGGCCGACCAAGGAGCAGCTCTGGCGTCGCGCTCTCTCCCACGGCTCGGCTCAGCCGGTGAGCCCGTGGGAGTGGGAGGCCGCCCCGATCACCGAGGACCTCATCGCCGTCACAGGGAGGTGTGAGGCAACCCCCAAGTAGTGACAGACCGACCTGTCCGGATTTACCCTGTCGGGAAGCGGCCCGGCCGAACGGCGAGGACACTAGCCGCCGGCCGGGCCTTCGCACAACGGGAGGACCCCCGCCATGCGACAGCCACAACGTAACCTCGTGACCGGCAAGCCGGCTAGCCCGCTCGGCACGCTCGGCATCGCCGCCGGCGCCGTGCTCGTGTTCCTGTCCGCGCTCGTCTATGCCGCCGCTCGTTTCCTGGCCCTCATCAGTTTCCAGGACAACAACCTCACCTTCGCCGACTCCGCCGTCGTCCTCATCTCCTGGGGTGACCTGCTGCTCGGCGGCCGGGAGAATGGGGCCCCTGCCGCCGTCCAGGCGCTGCCCGCCCCCGAATGGGTCGTCGCCCTGGTCGCGTTCCTGGTCCTCGCGGCCGTGTCATGGGTGGCGCTGACCATCGGAGCGCTCTACGACAACTTCAAGGCTGGCCTCCGCGGCCCCCGCCGTCGTGGCCGATCCCACCGCGAGCGGCAAGCTGCCCGGTGGGGGACCGCCCGCGACCTGCGCTCCATCCTGGTCCGCCCCGGCCAGGCCACCGGCCGGCTCGTGCTCGGCACCTACGCCGCCCACCTCGGCCAGCGTCTCCAGGTCGCCGTCGAGGAGCTGCACAGCGTCTTCGTCATGGGCCCAACCCAGAGCTACAAGACCTCCAGCCTCGCCATCCCCGTTCTCCTGGAGTGGGAAGGCTGCGCCGTCGTCACCTCCGTCAAGGGCGATCTCCTGGAGGCGACCCGGCTTGCGCGCTGGCGCGAGGGAGAGGTGTTCGTGTTCGACCCCGCCGGGCTTCTCGGTGTCCAGGGCGCAACCTGGAACATCCTGGCCGGCGTCACAAGCTGGCGCCAAGCCCGGGAGCTGGCCCGCTGGCTCACCGAGGCGAGCGCGGAGACCAAGGAGCTAGGCGACGCCACCAAAGGCTTTTTCGAGCAGCGCGGCGAGCGGATCGTCTCCGCCGCCATCTGGGCCGCCGTCCTCGCCGGCAAGCCCATCGGCCAGGTCCGACGGTGGATCGACGAGCTAGGCGCCGTCGCCCCCGGCAGCCCCAGAGACGCGATCACCGCCGCCCGCTACAACGACGCGGCCGAGGCCATCCTGGAGATCCTCGCCGACCACGACGAGGAAGACGCCATCCTCGCACTCAAGTCGGTCATGGACGAAGACCCTCGGCAGCGGTCCGGCACCATCACCTCGGCCCAAGCCGCCCTGGACGTGTTCGCCGACGAGAACGTCGAGCGGGCATGCACCCCCGGCCAGCTCGACGGCGGCACCATCGTCCCCGAGCGACTCCTCGACGGCGCCAACACCCTCTACTTGCACGCGCCGCTGCACGAGCAGGAGCGGCTCCGCCCGGTCATGGAGGCGCTCGTGATGTCCGTTGTCCGGACAGCGATGGACCGGACAGCGCGGACACGGACACCGCTGGATGTCCGGCTCCTTGTCCTCCTGGACGAGGCCGGCAACATCGCCCCTGTCCGGGCACTCGCCCAGCTCGCCTCGACCGGCGCCGGACAAGGCATCCAGCTCGTCACCATCTTCCAAGACGGCGCCCAGGTCCGACACCGGTACGGCCGGCAAGCAGCCACGGTCATCAACAACCACCGCGCCAAGCTCATCCTGTCCGGCCTGTCCGACCAGGACAGCCTAGAGCTTGTCTCCAGGCTGATCGGCGACTCCGCCGAGGTCGAGCGGTCGACCACGACCGGGGAGGACCGCCGCTCCGCAACCGAGCACGTCGCCTACCGCCGGCTTGCACCGCCCGCGCTACTCCGCGAGACCCGGCCAGGTGAAGGCGTGCTCGTGTACGGGCACCTCCCAGCGTGCAAGCTGCGGCTACGGTGGTGGCAGAAGGACAAGACCCTGGCCCAGCGGGCAGCCGGCCCGCCCGACAAGGAGGGGATGGTGGATGGCCAGCATCCAGGAGCTAAGCCTGGTCGAGACCGACGAGTCGTGGACCTTGGTCGTTATCGACGCTGGCGGCGAGCATCGTGAGCTACACCTCACCGCCGAAGGCGCCGGCCTCCGCGTCACCGTGTTCCACGGCACCGAGCACACGCTCATCCCGCTCGACGGCCCGCAGTCACGCCAGCTCGCCCGCTGGCTCGACGCACACGTCGACTAGCCTCCGCGAGCCCTGCTCGCCGGCATCTGCTCTGTCACCGATTCACGAACGCTCAAACGCCAGGACAGTCTATGCACTAGCTCCGCTAGGTGCCCAAGCAAAGGACACTCCGGCCCATGCTTGAGACGCCGCTAAAGCTGCGACCGCTGACCTGTTTGATGCCCGGCTGCGACGGCCGGTACGCCGGCAACGGGCTATGCCAGAAGCACAACAAGCGACTCCAGCGCCACGGCGACCCGACCGTCGTGCGGATGGTGCTTCATCAGGGCACGCCCGAGGAGCGGTTCCGGGCAAAGGTCGACCAGGACGGACCTCTACCGCCGTATCACCCGGAGCTGGGCCCGTGCCACGTCTGGACCGGGGCCCGGTCGACGCCAGCGCCATATGGCGTCTTCTGGACTGGTGAGCAGGTCGTCTACGCCCACCAGTACGCAGTCCAGCTCGACGGCCGAGCTATCCCGGAGGGGATGGAGCCCGACCATCTGTGCGAGGTCGTCTGGTGCGTCAGGCCAGAGCACCTGGAGGTTGTGACACGCGCAGAGAACATCCGGCGCCAGTTCGAGCGACGGCGCGCTCGAAAAGTGGTCATTCCCGGGCCGTGAGTGGCTCCTAACGGCCGGAGAGGAGGAGCGGCATGGTTGCAGACATCGCCCACCTGGGGGCGCAGAGCGCGAACTACTACCTGCGCGAGGTCGCCCAGGACGAGCTGGGCGTGTTCCAGGCTGAGCGCTACTACTCCGGCCACGGCGAAGCGCCTGGTTACTGGGCTGGCACGATGGCCGCCCGTTTCGGCCTGGAGGGACACGTCACCCCGGAGCAGTTCCGGGCCCTGTTCGACGGCAAGAACCCGGCGACCGGCGAGAAGCTGGGCCGGGCGACCAGCAGAAAGAACGGCCGTCCTGCCTTTGACATGGTGTTTCGGCCGGTCAAGAGCGTGTCGGTGCTGTGGGGACTCGGGCCCGAGCATGTCCAGCGGACCGTTGAGGCCATCCACCGGCAGAGCGTGGCCGACGCCATCCTCGACCTGGAGGAGAACGTCGGGACCAGGCGAGGCGCTGGCGGGAAGATCCACATCGACGGGCAGGGGCTGCTCGTGGCCGTGTACGGGCACCGTCAGAGCCGGGCCGGTGACCCGCTGCTGCACTCGCACGGCATCATCGCCAACCGCATCCAGGGCGTCGATGGGAAGTGGACCACCCTGGACGGCCACGACCTCTACCACTGGGCCCTGGGCGCCGACGCAACCTACGAGGTCCTGATGCGTGGCCGGCTCCGGGAGGCGCTGGGCGTCGACTGGGAGCAGAACCCGCGCACGGGCCAGTGGGAGATCCGAGGCATCCCCGACGAGCTACTCCAGCAGTTCTCGACGCGGCGAGGCGAGATCGAGCTGGCCAAGGAGTCGAAGGAGGCCCGAGGGGAGGCCTGGTCCCCAAAAGTAGCCCAGTACGTGGCGACCGCGACCCGTCCGGACAAGGAGCAGGTGTCCGAGGCGACGCTGCGTGACCGGTGGGCCCAGCAGGCGGCCGGCTTCGACGTGTCCGCCGTCACCGGACAGTCGTCCGGACAGCGGCCGGACAACCTCGACGCCCTGTTCGCACGTCTGTCCGGACAAGATGGCATCACCGCCCACTCGGCCACCTTCGACCTCCGCGATGTCCGGGATGCTGTCCGCCGGACCGGACACGAGGCCACCTCGCGGACAGAGTGGGTCAACGTGTCCGCCGCCTTCGTCCGCGACCCCCGGGTCTGTCCGGTCCTGGGCGAGACGGCCCGCTGGACAACCGCCGAGCTTCAGGCGACCGAGCGCGAGCTGGTCGCCGGAGCTGTCCGCCGCCAGGGCGAGGGCGTCGCCGTCGTCGAGCCCGGCCACGTTAGGGCCGCGTTAGCTGCCTCGCCTATCACGCTAGGCGACGACCAGGCGGCTATGGTCCGCGCTGTGTGCGGCGACGGCTCCGGGGTGTCCGTGGCCGTAGGCCGGGCAGGCACCGGGAAGACAACCGCGCTAGGCGTTGCGAGGGACGCCTGGACCCGTCAAGGGATCGAGGTTCGAGGAGCAGCGCCAACAGGGATTGCGGCTACCCAGTTGGAGCAATCTGCTGCCCTACCCACATCGACAGTGGACTCGTTGCTCCTCGGCCTCGATGCCGACCGCGACCAGCTTCCCCAAGGGGTGCTTGTGGTCGACGAAGCCGGCATGGTCGGGACACGCAAGCTGGCCCGGCTCCTGGAGCACGCCGAGCGGGCCGGCTGCAAGGTGGTCCTGGTCGGCGACGAGCGCCAGCTCCAGGCCATCGAGGCGGGCGGAGGGTTCAAGGCGCTCCGCCAGCGCCTCGGCGCGTCCGAGCTGACCGTGAACCGCCGGCAGCGGTCAGAGCTGGACAAGAGCGCGCTGGAGCTGGTCCGCCAGGGCAAGGGCACCGAGGCCTTGGCCGTGTACGGCGCCGGCGGCCGGGTCACCTGGGCCCGCGACCAGCAGACCGCCGACGCGGCCATGCTCCGCGACTGGTGGGAGGCCTTCCGCCGGGGCGACTCGGCCGTGATGCTGACCTACCTGCGGGGCGACGCCGAGCGGCTCAACCAGCTCGCCCGCGAGTTCCGCCGGGCCGCCGGCCACCTCGGCGCCGACGAGATCGAGGTCCGGGGCCGGCGCTACTCGGTCGGCGACCTGGTGGTCTGCCGCCGGAACAACCGCAAGGAGGGAGTGGCCAACGGCACCCGGGCCCGTGTCGAGGCGTTCGACAAGAAGCAAGGAACCATCCTCATCAAGCGGGAGGACGGCCAGCACATCACCCTCACCAGCTCCTACCTGGCCAAGGACGGCGCCGGAGGCGGGCCCAGCCTCGGCCACGCCTACAGCACGACCACGCACAAGACGCAGAGCCTGAGCGTTGACCGAGCGTTCGTCCGCGCCGGAGGGTCCGGCACCTCGGAGTGGTTCTACGTGGCGCTGTCCCGTGTCCGGACAGCCGTCCGGATCTACGGCGTCCAGCCGGACATCGAGAGCCCCGACGGCGTGGAACGCTACGGGGCCCGGCGGACAAACCGCGAGCAGGTCGAGGCCGGCATGAGCCGACCCGGTGGGGAGACCGTCGGCATCGACCAGGAGGCCGGCGCTGTCCTGCGGCACATGAGCGTCGGCCAGCTCCGGCGGGAACGTACCCGTCTCGACCGCGAGCTGGCCGGCCAGCCCCGGTCCAGACGGACAGAGTGGCGGCTGCTGCGGGACAAGCGCGACCAGGCCGAGCGCGCCTACGAGCGTGACCCGTCCGGGCTGAACCGGGTCGGGGCGGATCGGGCTGAGGAGCGGTTCCGGGAGGTCGACGACCACGAGCGCCGCCGCGTCGGCTGGGCTGAGCGGACAGCGCCGACCCGGGCTAGAGCGCAAGCGGTCACGGCCGAGCTGGGACAGCGGACACTTCTCGGCGTTCGTACGTTAGAGATAGATCCGCCCGCGCATCTGGTCGCCGAGCTGGGCCGCCCGACGGTGGAGTGGACGGCGCCAGCCCGGGAGGCGTGGCGGCAGGCCGCCGCAGCGGTTGAGGCCTACCGTGACCGGTACCGGTCATATGGTGAGCGGGCGTTGGGTGACAAGCCGAAGGATCTTGGTCAGCTTCGGGCGTGGCGGCAGGCTGGTGAGGTGGCCGGCAAGGCGAAAGACGCCGTTAGTGGGATGTTCACCCGGGTCGCTGAGCAGGCCGGCAGAGCGGTTGAGCGTGGCCGGGAGGTGGGCGGCCCGGTGATGGAGCGGGTTGTTGAGCTGAGCCTAGACCGCAAGGAGTGACTGGTTCTCCGGACAGCAGCAGCGGGCCCGAGGTGGGCGTCGGGCCCGCTGCTTGCGGCGGCTAGGCGGAGGAATCCTAGCCACCGGTCCTTAGACCTGCGTGAGGCCTCCGTTTGCTGTGGTGAGGTGGCCGTTGCCGTCCACCAGCGACGGAATCGGCGATGGGTCGAGCAGCCGGCGATGCAGGAACGCGACCACGGCCTGGACGGCGCCGGTCACGGCGAGCTGGGCCTGCGGGTCAAGGTTAAGGTCGGCGAGTTGCTGGAGAACCAGCTCGACGAAGCCGGCCGACAGCAGGAACTGGAGGATGGTCCGGCCTACTCGGTTCCAGGCCGAGGTGGTGAGCTTGCTCATGACGGCGCTCCTTCTGGTTGGACGGCCAGGTGGGTTCGGCCGATGACCTCTTCGACAGCGGCCTCGACGACGGCGGTGTCGACCGACCCGGCGGGTAGGGCGGCCACCACCGCGGCGGCGATGTCGGCCGGCGATGGGCTGGGACGGTCAAGGAGGGTGTTGATGCCTTTCTCGACCCGGGGTAGCCGCGATGCCCAGCCGAAGATGGCGCCCTCGCGGTCGCCGGTGAGCCCTTGGCTCATGATGTGGTCGACGGCGCGCTCGACAGCGCGCTCGAACGCGGCTACGTCGTCGAATAGGGCCATGTCATCCTCCTCGTATGCCAGCCGGCCGTAGCCGACGATTCCTGAGCTGCGGATCTTGCGCATGACCTGGCCACCTGTGCGGCTCCCGGCTGAGTCGGTGTTGCCCTCGATGGCCACGATGGAGCCGTCCGGGCGGACCTCCTCGACCCAGCCGACGTGGCTGATGCGGTTGACGCCGTCGCCGGGGAAGTCGTAGTAGACGAGCGCGCCAGCCGTCGGCCGGGTTGTCCAGCGGCCGAGGCGTCGGAACCAGTCGGCGCAGGTGGGGGTGTAGGCCGACCCTTTGGGGACGGTGCCGGCGACATACCCGGGTGGAGTCATGCCCAGCCGGACGTGTGCCCAGTTCTGGAACATCTGGCACCAGGGGGCAGCGACGCCGTACCAGGCCGAGTAGGGGACCTGGTTGGAGCCGGGCGGGTTCTCTTTGACGCCGAGCTGGGAGCGCATGAGCGCGCCGTACTGGGCGGCTGTGGCCATCAGCCATCCACCTCCAGCCCCTCGGGCAGCGGTCCCGGTGTCTGGTCGGGGTGGTCGTCGCCGCCTGGGTCGCTGTCGCGCAATAGCAGCGCCTGGATTTCCTGGTAGTGGGTAGGGTCACCGGCGCGGGCAGCGCGCTCCAGGATGTCGACGCCTTCCTGGGCGGTCCGTGTCAGCTCTAGGTGCTCCTCGCCGTTGTCGGCGGGCTGGTACTCGATCATGCCTCCTCGCTCCCTCGGAAGTCCTCCAGGTGGGTGATGACAGCGCGGAGCCGGGCCAGCTCTTCCAGATCGGCGGCGCGGAGCTGCCGTAGCTCGGCGATGACCTGGCGGAGCGTTGTCACGCTCAGGGATTCCTCCTCGGCGAGGGTTTTGCCGCGCTCGGGGCCGAGGGTGAACCAGGACCGCAAGGCGGCGACCAGACCACCCCCCAGGAGCGCGGCGACCAGGGGGATCAGCCACTCCCGGGAGTTCACGGCTCATCTTCTGCCTGTAACTCCGCGGCCAGCTCGCGCCCGGCGCGGAGAGCCTGGAGGTACTCGGTGAGCCACAGCGCCCGGCCGACACAGGCCACACCGAACATCACCTGTGGGAGCGCGGAGCCGGTGCCAGCCCAGCCAGCCACGATGATGATGGCGATGGCGTAGACGAGCTGGCAGGGCGCCATGAGTCTGAGGCCGACGGCTTCCATGCGCGGGTAGTTGCGGATCAGGCCGATCAGGACCAGCAGGCAGCCGATGAGGACCTCGCCGTGCCATAGCTCGATCATCCATGCGGGGAGGAGCTGGGTCATGCGGGTTGGGGTGCCGAGCCCGGCGAAGTGGATGGCGGCCACGAGCACACCTTGGGCGGCGATGAACAGCACCAGCGACTCGCGCAGCAGCGCGAGCGGGATGTGCCGGATGATGGCCCGCCGCACCCGGGCAGCGACTGTCACACGCCCACCCGGTAACAAGACATCCAGCCGGTGAAGTCGACCGCTGCGCCGTCGGTGTGGAATGCCTCGACGACGAAGGTGTCGGCTTCGGCTAGTGGGATCGTCCATGAGGCCGAGTAGATGGTCTGGTCGGTGTTCGGCTCGGAGCGGAACTGGGCCGGGAGGCCGGTGATAGAGCTGGTTGGCTTGAGGTCCATCAGGAGCCGGTTGCTCATGGTGCCGGCCGGGTCGAGCATGACCGTGATGGCGTACAGGCCGCCCTTGTCGGTCGGGATGGTTACGGTGGTCGAGGTGACGGCGATGAAGCCGTCAGTGTCCTCATCCTCGGTATCCCATGACATCGAGGCAGCAGCGTTGTTGTTAATGCTTTGGGTGGCGACGCGGCGGACCCGGCAACCGCAGCGCACCAGGATGTCGCTGGCTCGGACAAGGTCGCCGGCGCTTGGCATGACAGCAGCTCCTAGATGACGTAGACGGTTGGCTCGGCCAGCTCAACAGCCGCGCCGGACGAATGGCTCTTGACGACACCGTTGACCGACCTGGTCACAGTGAATGTTTGGCTGGCGCCGGACCCGCTGATTGAGGTGACGGTCATGCGCTCCCCACCGATGACGATGTCGAAGTCGCCGTCGGCATCCGACCAGACCGGCCCGGACGCGGTGGTCACATCCACGCCGGTCTCGGTGGTGTCTAGCGCCTCGGCGGTGACGGTGCCGTCACTGGTGTAGCGAACATCGGTAGCGTCGTACTCACCGGTCTGCTGCCACGGTGTTTCCGGGGAGCAGTTCACGCCGATTCGGTGGATGAAGTTCGCCAGGGTCTCGGTGAAGCCTTGGGCGAGCTGGCTGATGTCGTCAGGAGGCAGCCACGCCGGCGGGTTCTCGACCACCAGGCGGTCGCCGATGTCGAGATCCTGGGCGGCGAGGGTGAGCGCGCTGTCGCTGGTGAAGTTGGAGCGGGCGAGGTCGACGCTAAGGACCGGGTACCGATACTCGTCGGTGGTGCCAAGATGCAGCCGCCATCCGGCCTGATCGGCAGCCTGGTGGTCTGCTTCCAGGCTGAGGTTGACGCCCTCGTCGTAGCGGCCGACGCCGTCCGGTGGCGCCGAGGTGGACAGAGCCCCGGTCTCCCGCACTGCCCGCGCTGAGCTGCCCCCGATGCGGGTAACGGTGATGTCGTTGCGGACATGCTGGTCGTCGTCGACCGGCTCGATGCCGGAGAGGTCATTGGCGGCGTAGTCGAGGGTGAGCTTGGCGGTTTGCCGGTACATCGACTCGCGGGTCCTATAGGCCAACCCGAGCATGTCCCGAGGCTCATAGAGAATGCCGCCGTCGCCCTGCTCGGCCTCCCGGAGCAGGTCGAGGAGGGTGTTGGGGAGCTGGTAGCCCAGCGGGGTCGAGTCGTCCGGGTCGCCGACGCTGCGGGCCGCGATGCCTTCCTCCTCGCACAGCCGCAGAATGCGGCGGCCAGCGGTTTCCCCGGCATAAGCGTTCAGCTCATCGTCGAGGTCGTAGATGCTGGCTGTCTCGTCCCAGACCGCGACGTGGCCAATGGCGACCTCTTCGCCGACGGTATCGCCGGAATTGACCACGATCGTCGTGCAGCGGTTCACACTGTACGAGGCAAGGGTGTCAGAGGTGCCGACACCGATCGTGGAGCCCACCTCAAGCGTGGCCAGGTCCCAATCAACATCGGCGCCATCCTCGGAAAGCTGGACTGCGATCCGCACCAGCTTGCCGTTGAGGTCGAATCCCCACGGTCCGGAGGAGAGGATTTCTGTGCCGGCGCCGTCATTGGCTTTGAGAGTCAGATTGCCGCCGGTGCCATACAGCAGCCGCCACCGGGACGCCGTTCCGGAGGTATGGATGTGGATGAGCGCCTCGCCGTCAGTTGCGCCGCCCGCGGGTATCGCACACAGGAACCACACCCGAATGACATTGGTGTTGGTGTAGGTGGGGACCGCGCCGACCCATGCGCTATCGCCGAGAGTGGGAAGCGACCCAGAGCATTTGAAGTCGGAGAATGCCGCGAAGTTCGGATCGTCAGTACCGGGAATGATCATGGGTGGGTGGCCATCCAGCGCAGAGGCGAGCGCAGTTGCGTCCTCGCCGTCCTCACATGGCCAGTACGCCCGAAGCCCAGAGGTCCCGATGGTGCCGCGGTACATGGTGGACCGTAGCGGGCTCTGGCCTTGGTCGAGGCGTCGCAGGATGCCGGAGGCCTCCAACGGCACATACACGTCGGTGCCGCTGATATCCCAGCGAACCGGCCAGTCCGACACCTCTCCGCAGAACCGGATGCGAGGGTCGACGAGGTAGGCGTCGTCGTCAGGAGTCCAGATGTTCCCCAGCGAGTCGGTCATGGTGGCGCGAGCTGGAGCAACATCGTCGAAGCCGTCGAAGGCAGCCCGTAAAGTCCCAGCGATCCCGGAATACACCTCCAGCCCGTACACGCGGCCCACGGGACCGAAGTAGGCGCCGTTCTCAAGCTCGCCGGCCTGGGTGTCAGCGGTCGAGTCGAAGATGCTGGTCGTCCCGGCCTGAACGACGGCGCTGCCAAGCTGAGACCATGACCCGTCGATGGTGGAAGCGGTGTAGAAGGTGATGGTTCGGCCAGCAGCGCCGTTGTTCACGTCGATGGTGGCCCGTAACGCGATCCGGTCGCCGTCAGCGATGGTTGCTGCTGCGGTTGAGTCGGCTGATAGCTCGGTGGTGCCGTTCGCTGACCACAGCAGCCGCAGGGTGTGGTCGGTGTCGATGACGAATTGCCAGGAGCGTTGCCCGGCAGCGCCCCACTTACCGCATAGACCGGTGATGTTGCTCCAGTCGTCGCATTCCAGGTCGATCCGCGCGTCCAGGTCGCCGGTGATGGACAGTCCGGTCGAGTCGGGGGTGCGGATGCTGGCGAGGTTGGTGTCGAGCTGCACATGGGGGTCGGTGGCTGGCTCGACACGGACGCGGAGGGGGGTGTTGCGGCCGATGGCGCCGTAGTAGGCGCCGGTGGGGTTCCTGGGGGTGAGGTCGCCAGAGCGGTTGTTGGCGGTCAGGGAGCAGGTTGAGCGGTCGACCTGGTTGCCCTCGCTGGACCGGCCGCGGCTGATGGTGACATCGTCGCGGCCATAGACCAAGGCAGTGATGTCGGTCCAGGCGCCATCAAGATGTAGCTCGTAGGTGGCATCCAGGGGGGTGGCCGGGAATGTCATCGGCCGAGCGCCACCTGGACGTTGCCGCCTCGTGAGGCAACAGCCTTGCGGAGGACCTCGACAAAGAGGTCGTCCATGCGGGCGCCGGCTGAGTCGATGATGAGGCGAACCTCAATGGGCCGCCCACCTCGCCCCGAGGTGTTCTCGGTCATGGCTCGTCGGGTGTCGCCAGCGGAGCGGACCCGTGACCCAAACGGCAGGTCGACCAGCTCCGGCCCAGCTTCGCCGACCAGGACCTGGCGGGCCCCGACCACGCCGCCAGTCTGCATGCCCTGGGCGCCGACGATGCCGCCGCTGGCGCGGGCGAACGGGTTGACCGACTGGAAGATGCTCCGGACGATGTTGCGGGTGACGGTGGTGATAGTCGTGGTCACATTCCGGGGGATGCGGCGCAGCCAGCCGATGAACGAGCGGATCGGGCCCGTGTTGACGATGGCGCGAATCAGGGTCCGCCAGCTCTTGGGGATGCGCTTGATCGCCCCGGTCACCCGCAGCGCCCAGCCAACAGCGCCACCTCCGCCGAGGAACCGCATCAGGGTCCGCCAGGCCTTGGGGATGGCCTTGGTCAGGCCGGTCACCCGCAGGATGGTCCCGATGGCATTGCCTGGTTGGAACAGGAACTTCAGGACTTTCCGGCCCGGGATGCGGTCCAGGAAGCCCCGGATGTCCTCGATCAGCATGCCGAGACGATGCTTGCCCTCCTTCAGGTCCTCGATGTCGTTGTTGAAAGACCTGGTGAGGAAGCTGAAGGCGCCGGCCAGGAAATTGATGGTGCCGATCAGGCCGGACAGCAAGGTGTTGAAGGCGATCAAGGTCTCTTCGTCCGCCATGGCCTTCAGAAGCTTCGTCATGGCGTCAGCGATCTCAGGTGTCCTAGCTGCGAGGATCTTGAAGGCATCGACGATGAACGGCATGATCTGGCCAATGGTCGGCAAAATCTCGTCGCCGAACTCTTTGAAGATGTCAACCAAAATAGGGATGATCGGCTCCGCCGCCTTGAAAAGGGCGGCAAACATGCCCTCGTTATGTTGGACCCAATGTGCGACATCCCGCAGAGCCTGAACAAACTCGTTCTGTAGGGGAGCTGCGGCCCGGCGCAGAGAGGCGATGATGGTATTGCTGGCCCGCTCGAACGGGCCCTTCAGCTTGTTGCCCAGCAGCGCCGCTGCCCCGCCGACCACGACCCCGCCGATGCCGAGGAGGATGGCCGAGGAGATCGCGGCAGCGATGGCGCCGGCGCCAATCGACACGATGCTGGCGCCGAGCATGGCCACCAGAGGGACCGACAGGGCGCTCTCCAGGGGATGCAGCAGTGCCCCGATCCGGGCCTTGTCCGGCGTCAACAGCATCCGCAGGAAGTGAAAGAACCCGCGGCGGTTCCGCTCCCGGTCACGGGTCAGGCCTCGCCCGAAGGCGGTTGTGAAGTGGCCGGAGGCGTCACGGCCAGCTCGTTCGCCGGCGTCCTTGGCAGCCCGGCGGAACGAGGCCTCGTCTAGACGGCCAGATACCTCAACGTAGCCATCCGCGATTTTGAACGCGATTCGGACACACCCCCTTAGCCTCTCTTGGTGAACAGGGCCCGGCGCATGAACGCGGACTCGCGGTTGCCGGGGTGGTTGGCGAAGGCGATGGGATGGCCGACGTGCATGTCCTCCCACCACAAGGCGCGCTTGATAACCGGGCGGATCGTGTGAGGGCGAGCGCCGTACTCGTGCGGCGCCCAGTGGTCGGTCCCGACGTAGACCCGTGTGCCCTGCTGGTTGATGCTCATGAGCAGGTCGCCGGTGTCGATGAGGCCGGCGCGGATGATGTTGGTTCGGGCGTCGTCGGCGACCTCACCCGCGATCTTGCGCTGCAACTGGAGCATCGGCCCCCGAACCTTGGCCTGCCAGCCCGGCACCATCACTATCCGCATCTGTCCTCACCTCCATCGTCAGTCCCAGCTCGTCTAGGTTCTGTGGGTCGACTTCGTCCTCCAGGTCCTCCTCCTCGATCAGGTCGGCCAGGTCACCAGGAGCGCCTCCCTTCTCGTCCTCAGCCTCGGCCAGAGCGCGCATGACTCCGCGGTAGGCAAAGACCCGCTCGCAGAGCAGCACAAACCGAGCAGCGGACAGCCCACCGAAGCGGCTATCGCCGATGCCGTCGATGCGGTAGAAGGCGCGGAAATCCGCGTCGAGGTCGTCGAGGTGGGAGGCAATCCAGGCTACCTCCGCCGTCCGCTGCGGGAGTTTCCCAGTGACTGCTTCATCTGGCCCATCAGCTTCTGCTCAACGATCCGCATGATGGATTGCATCTGGTCGCTGGTGACGGCGTCGCTGTCGGCCAGCGCCTCCATGGCCTCCTCGCCGAGGACCTCACGCATCGCTGCGGCCAGGGCGTGCTCCTGGCCGTGGTCGAGCACATCCTGGAGATAGCGGGCAACGACGTTGGCGCGCAGCTCCTTGGGGATCGTGTACTCGCGGTCGTCGATGTAGAACAGCGGCTCCCGCTCCTCATCGACGACCTTGGTCGAGTCGATCCTCACCGGCTCGTATGTCACTGGGCCTCCTCCATTGGCTCCAGGGTCGTAGCGGCTGCTACGACCAGGTGGGCACGGTCCCATCCGAGAGCACACCCGGCGCCGAGAAGGTCAGGGCGCCGTCGTTGGCTCGGGTGATGGCGTAGTCGGTGTAAAGCACCTCTGGTGCCAGGGTCTGCCCCGAGTGGGTCAGGGTGGTCGTCCGGGCAACCGAGGTTGAGGGGACCGTCTTGAAGACCGCGTGCGACATGTTGGCGGCGTCGTTGAAGACGCCGTTGAAGGTGATGCTGAAGTCGGCCAGGAGCAGGAGCCGCTCCATGGCGCTCTTGTCGACGCCGGTCACGTCCTGGACGCCGCGGGGGGTGGCGAACTCGAAGTTGGTGAAGTCGTTGCTGATGGTCTGGGCCGAGGTCGAGCTGTCATCGACGGCGACCGAGAACCCGAGGCCGGATTCCTTAGCCACGGCTGATCCTCTCTGCTAGTTGGTCCTGGTGCTCTGCGAAGTGCTCAACCCAGTCGCCGACCCGCACATGCGGACGGATGAGGCCGAGGTTGGCGCGCCAGTCGCCACCGCGGACCAGGTACACCGTCGGCTTGGTGTGGTGGTCGGCGAAGCAGCGTTGGAAGGCGTCGAACCGGAACACGGTTTTGCCGTCCTCGGTGCGTAGCTCCCGGAACGTCCGGCCGGACTCGCGGCGGATGTAGCGGGCCTGGGCCATGCCGAGCGCCGAGGTCTCGTCGACCACGGTGTCCCAGCCCTTGGCGTAGGCCTGGCAGCCGACACTCTGACAGGCGGCGATAACCGTCTCGTCGGTCGGGTGGGCGGCCTGGAACGTCTGGTAGGCGCCGGCAGGCATGGCCGGGTCGATACGGGTAAGTGGACGAGTCATCGGGCTCCTCCTCGGCCGGGGTCTTCGCCGGGGTCCTTGATCGGGAATCGTTGCGGCTCCTCCGCATCGGGCGCGCTCGCGCTCGTGGGGAACGACAGGCGGGAGAACACGAACCGGTTGGAGCGGAAGTTGTCCACCGACACCAGCCCGTTGCGGCCGGCGACATACGGTGTCCCGGTGTCGTCCCATGCCTCAACCGGCACCCCGAGGACACCGAGCGTCGGGTCAGGGAGTCCTTCGGCGTCGAGGCGGAGGAACAGCGCTTCGGTGCTGGTGGTGCAAGGTGTGAAGATCACAGGCCACCTCCGCCCCACAGAAACCCGAACAGCACGCCGAGGCCGAGCGCGAGGAGCGCGGCGCGGCCCATCAGAAGCTCGTCGCCGTCGTGTTGCGAACCACGACAACAGCGAAATCCATGTCGGAGAACCCACCGCTTGTAGTCGTGATCACTCGCAGGTACCGCTCGACAGCGAGGTCGTCGGCGGTGGCGATCCGCTCGGAGGTAACGCCGGTGACCTGGGTGAAGCCGCCACCAGTCACATCGGCGTAGGTGTCGCCACTGTTGTCGCTCGACTCCTGAAGCTTCACGGTTGCGTCGGTGCCGGTGAAGGCGAAGACGTGCAGAAACGCCTGGAGCCCGAACGAGCTGCCAGCGCCGTCGTCGATTGGGGAGCCGTTTGTGGCGCCGGTGTCGGTCCGGACACCAGCGGTGGCTTGGCGGCCCCACTGGACGCCGTAGCCGTTGGCCAGCGCCTGGACACCGAAGACCAACCCGCCGTCGTTGGCTCGCTGTGGGTCGTAGGTCACCTGCTTGGCGACCTGGGACGCGGCTGGGTTACCCAGCGTCGTCCCCCGGAAGTAGCTCACTACCCGGTCGGTACGGAGCAGGCTTGACAGCGCATCGTGGGCTTGGCCGGTGGCATCGTTGAAGAACGTCGACCACTCCATCATCCCGGTCCGGACCCCACCGAGCCGCTCGTGCCCGCTCTTGTTGACCGGCGTCACGTCGAGCGCAGCCGGGCCGCCGCTGACGTTGCTGATGGAGCCCACGTCGCCGGACAGGTCGAACTCGGCCACGTAGAAGTTATCCGACAGCCCGCCCTGTTTGGCCACTGTGCAGCTCCTATGCGCTCTGGTCGTACACGTCGTTGACCAGGATCGGGACCGTCAGGTCCATCACCCGGTAGATGGTTCCGCTCAAGTTCATGTAGTGGGCATTGCAGGCCAGGCTCGCGCCGTGTATGCCCAGCAAGTCGATGTTGCGGGCCTCACCGCCCAGCTCGAAGTCGCCCGAGTAGGCCGAGAACAGGGCGTCGGCGGCCTCGACCATGACCCGCTCGACATAGCTCTCCGGCGAAGCCTCCGTACTGGTGAACAGCCGGACCTTGAACACGATCCGGACCGAGGTCGAGGCAAGCCCGGAGGAGCGGAGCGGGGTGATGTCATCGGCCCAGATGCCACAGGTGATATTGCCGCCACCAGTCGGCTCATCAATCTTCGTCTCGTTCACCGAGTCGAAATAGCCCGACGCGAGCGCATGTGAGGTCAGCCGGTCCTGGATACCAAGGATGTCCAGCGCCATCAGATCGCCCGTATCCTCGCCTGACGGCCGAGCGCAACCTCGACCTCATAGCGGAGATCGTCCAGGCCGCGACCGGACGCCTCTATGTCGCTGTTCGGCTTGCCGGTGCCCCGAGCCTCACCAAGCCCAGACCGGCGGGCGTAGCCGGTGCCCTCCTGCTGAAGCAAGTTGATCGCCTCAGCAACGTTCAGGTCCCGCGCTGGCCCAGGGACCAAGTGGCGCCACAACACGGCCTGGTCGCTGTGGGCAGCGGCGGTGGTCCCGAGCGCGCCCCGCTCAACCGTGAGGACCCGCGGGGCATAGATGTCGGCGCCGTTGGAGTGAGCGGCCAGGACCGTCCCGTCCCATGCCCGCTTGACGGTCACGGTGGTCCCGGACACATCGACCACGAGCATCCGCTCTGAGTCGATCAGGATGACCTCGTCGACCTTGATTGTCCCGGCGGTGATGCTGGTGATCGTGTTCGAGCTGGCCTGCGCGGTCAGGGCGGTCGTGTTCTGCCCGGTGTCGACCATGGCCCGCTCGGTCACTCGGAGCCGCTCAGAGTCGACGCGGAGGATGTCGCCGACACCGACGAGGCTGGCGTCGGTGACGGTCACGTCGGTTTCGGAGTCGTCCAGGGCCTCGTCGACCAGGCCGGCGCTGGCCTCGTTGTTGGAGTGCCCGAACAGGCCGGTCGCGGCGATGGCGCGCTGGTGGGTGGAGCCGGCCGAGAGCGCAGCTGAGGAGCTGAGGTCGATCTCGATGCGGTTGTACGGCGGGCCGCTGTTGGCCGGCTCCAGGAAGTAGTCGGTTGAGGCGATGGTTGTGCTGCCAGCGACGAGGCTGGTGAGGCTGATGATCTCGTTGGCGTCCAACCACAGCCGCCAGGAGGTCGGGCTGTTGCGGTTGGGCCAGTCGAAGTAGCGGGTCGCGGTGACAGGCCGGAACGTGCGGGCGAGGCGAGCCTCGACCAGCCGGGCACCGGTCCCGATACAGCGATCAACCTGGGCGATGTTGCGGGCCGACAGTTTCACGTCCAGGGCCCGCATCACATCTTCGCGGGTGCAGAGCCACCAGGTCGCCGCCATCGTTTAGCCTCCACTCCGAATCGGAATGCCAGGAGCGAAGACGCGGTTGTTGCCAGCCTGGCCTAGTCCGAAGCTGAACCCGGGTGGGTCGTCGCCGGTTACCACGGTGGTGCCGGTGATGGCGGTCTGGTCGGCGCCATTGCCGGTCAGGTCGAGCACATCGTCGCTCGTATCAGCCTGATTGAACGCCCACAAAGCAACTGGGCTCAGAGCGACCCATGCTGAGAGGCCACTGGTGAGGGTCTCCATATTTCCATCGGACAAGTAGCTGTCGAAGATGGCGAGAACGGCCAGGTCGCCGTCGAGGTACTCGGTGGCGCTGTTAGCCATGCGTCCAACCCGCACGTGGTCGAGAGTGCCCGGCGCCGTCTTAGCTACTGAGCCACCAGGATCGGTATGCGACCAAGTCTCGTCAGTGAAGTTGTAGCGGTGGGCGCGGCGATCACTGCCGGCGACATTGTTAGCGCTGGCGTTAAGCAACCATTCGTCATCGGCAGTGTAGCTGCCCGTGATCTGACCATCCGAATCGGTGCCGAACCAGGTGTTCCCGTCGGAATACTCGTTGACCGCCCATTTCCGGCTGCCGCCACCAGCGGCATCGGCGCCATAGACGATACAGCCCGCATGCACGCTCGCTGGCCGCCATATCCATGCGACCGTCATAACGTCAGAGTCAACCGCGTTAAGCGCCGATCCAGGCGCGAACGTCAGGTATTCCTGACTGGCGCGGGTGAAATGGCGGACAGTCATTGGTTAGCCAACCCTGATGGACCCCTGGACAGTGCCAGAGACGATGTCGACATAGATGCCGGTGGAGGCTTCCAACCCGTCCGGGTACAGCACTGACACCGACTCGTCAGCGGCCAGGCTGATGCATTCCAGCAGTGTCCCGTCGGCGCTGTTCGGGTCGTCGTAGATGTCGACCACCGCAGCCGCCCCGGCGGTCTCGCGGATCGTGAACCCCTTGTAGAGCGCACGCGCCGCTGATACCGCCTGGTCGCTGCCAGTCAACGCGATGGACCGGGTCCGTAGCGCGCTCATCGGCTCATCCCTTCGTCTCGCCAGCCGTCATAGGGGCAGAACAGCTCGCCGTTGGGTCCGGTGCGGAGCGGCTCACCGTCGTTCGGGCAGGCGGCCGGTGGCCGGGACCGCTCTTCCAGCGCGATCTCGGCGGCTTCGCGTTGGATGCTCAGGAGCTGCTCCCACGACATCGGGCTAACCGTCGTCCGCCGGGTTGTCGGCCCCGGCTGTTGCCTCGTCGTCGTCCTGGAGCCGCTCGACCAGCTCGGCCTTGCTGCCGGACAGCGGAAGCTGGTCATCCTCGGCCCGCTCGGTGTTGCGGTCGCGGAGGAGCTGGCGCAGCTCAACCACCGTCAGCGCCGCATAGCCACTGTCGGTGTCCGGGCCCGGCGCGGTGTCCTGTCCGGCCTCATCGGCAGGGCTCAGGTCCTGCGCCGGGCCCGGGGCGCTGAGCGCCAGCTCAGGAGCGGCCGACGACCCGTCCTCGACTTCGCGGTCGGTGTAGGTCGCGCCGTTGGCCTTGGTGATCGTGGCCACGTCTCCATCCTCTCGGTAGCTCGTCGAGGTGCAGTTCGGGCAGTAGGGAAGCCCCTGGGCGTACTTGGTGGTGCAGCGGTTGCAGACGAACAGCGTCACAGGGACCTCCTCGGCCCTCGCAGGGCCCGGCCAGCCACCACCAGCCGGGCCCTGCGGAGCAGCGATCAGGCAGCGACCAGCGTCGCCCCGGTGGTCAGTGGAACCCAGGTGCAGTAGACGGTCAGGGCACCATCCACGTTGGTCCCGTTGGAGTCGATCTCGACCGTGCCCGTGGAGACCACAGCCGAGACCGGTGGGCCGTTCCGCACGAACGCGGCCGAGTCGGGCTCCCAGCCGAGCACGGTCCCCGCGGCGGTGTCAGTACCGCCGATGTCGCCAGCGACGATGGCGCTCGTGTCGCCGGTGGTTGGGTTGGCCTGGATGGTCACGGTGTTGGCCACCGTCACGGCGGTTGTCACCTTGACCCACAGGGCCGTGATGAGGACCTCACCGCCAGCGATGGTGAACAGGCTGGGGGTGACATCTTCGTCGAGTGTGCCGGTGGCCTTCTCAACCGGGCCGATCCCCAGCACCGCCTTACGGTAGGCGATGCCATCACGGACACTCATGGTTTAGCTCCTTCCAGGGATCAGACGAGCGCGGGCAGGTTCTGCGGCTTCCGCTGAACCTTGAGGTCGTGCAGGATCGCCACGACGGTCCCGGTCGAGGTGGACGCGAGCTTGACCCAGTCCATCCCGGCCGACAGCTCGCTCTCATGCACGGTGACAACGACCACGTCCTGGGAGGAGGTGGTCACGATGGTCGAGGCGGCGGCCTGGGTCTGCTCGGACCAGGCGGCGCCGACGGTCGCCGAGATGTGGTAGTGGGTCATGGTGGCCAGCGCGGCAGCGCCGGTTCCGGCCGCATCCGATGCCTCGGTCAAGGTCCAGGTGTCGCCAGCGGCGAGCACCCCCACGAACGACACCGCGCTGGCATCGCCCAGGTACACGTACACGTCATCGGCGACGGGGAGGACGTTGAAGACTCGTCCGAGCCCTTCCATGCTCTGCTCCTTTCCCGGAGGGGTTGATTGCTCCGGGGTCAGCCCCGGCCGGGG